TCGGCATTTAGTCACGAACTTTGGTTTCCATACCCAGCCCTTACGGAAACATTCCGTAGCAAGGTGTGTAAGAATAGAACGGAGGACAAGACACTCAAAGGCCGCCGCATAAAGGGCTGGGATTGTTATACCCTGCAAAAGAGCAGGTTCTTGGACACCACTGGTGAATAGAGGCATTTCGGGAGTAGGTGTTGAATGTCGTTCCATGTCCACACCAAGTGCGGCAAACAAACGGTCAATGCGCTTCTTATCGGCGGCCATTGATAATCACCTCTCTCCATTCATCCATCCCCGTCGATGAAATGTTCCACTCCTTCATCATATTCACTTGATCCTGCGGTTCAGCCTTTTCAAAGGCGATAAGGCGACCTGCATTTTCGTCGCCTTCAAGTGCTGATAGTAAAAGGGATGCTTCACTGCGACGGGTTTCCAAATAAGGCAAAGCGATTTCAGCCGCCTTATACACGGCCAAATCACCCTCGAATACGAATTGACGGCCTTCCCACATAACACCCTCCACACCCAATTCCTTCTTCAAGACATTGGTGTAGTCAATCGCACGCTTCGTGGCGAACGGTAGAATAAGTCGTGGAATACCGTTTTTAGTGATGGACATTTCGCCACCAACTTCCCATAGATTTCCTATAAACGAGTCTATTCTCTTCAAAAATACTGGCTGTCTATTGGCACCGTAATGGAGGGTGCGATCATCTTGCTTGGTTCCTTTGCCAACCACCGACATTTCAAAGAGGTGCCCGTATGTCTTGATGAGGCCAGCGACTTCACCGCTTGTAGCCCCCACTTCATAACTGGCAATTGTAGCCGCATTCATGTCACCATTCTTTTGTAAGGTGGTGTGGCAAGTGGAAAGTATGTTTCGTTCACGACGGCTTAGGCGGTTTTCAGCATTAAGGCGGTCATGCCATGCTTTCCAAATCTCATCTCGTTCCTCTTTACTTTCGGATCTCTTAACCCCAGTCACCGTTTTCTTTAATTGATATTCAAGGCGTTCGGGGTATTTGATAAGTAAATTGAAATCGTTGTCCTGCAATTCCAACAAGCCCCAATCATCCTGTTGCCACCAATCAAATGATTTTAGGACAGCATGTTGTTCTTGTAGTAACATTTCGACAACCGAGGGTATTAACGCCTCTTCGCCCGCTTTTGAAAGTAATTCGATTAAGTCGGCACCGGCAATACCCAGTTCGTCTTTGAAAAATGATTTGGTGATTCCTACTGTCGGAGAAGCGGTGACACCGGGTTGGTCGGTGGGGTTCGCTGTTTGTTCACCGCCCTTCATCCCCGTGATTTCAGATCCGGTGGTTGCTTGGGGAGGCATTGGTGCGGCTGTCGGCGGGGGGGTTTGTTGTTGTTGTTGTTCTGTTTCGGCATCGACATCGGTATCTATCTGTGCCAATTCCTGCTCTTTGACCTTCTTTTGGTCGAGCAACCCAGTCATTTTACCTGCGGCGGCACCAATAAGGGATGGTGCTAATTTTTTTGCGGCGACACCGGCCACTGCCCCAAGCGCAGGGAGTATTTTGACAATTGCATCGTTCATAGAACGGACTTCACTATTCCAAACAATTCTTGTCATGTTTCCGACCACCCTAAGCGTTGCGACCACGCCGCCCCATCAAGGACTACGATGCTGTCCCTATATTCTTTTGTGGCTTGAACCGCCAAAGCGAGGGCAATAACGGTATCGTCGTGTCGGCCAAGCGACTCCATTTTACCATTTGGTAACATGGTGAACATAGAAAGTTCGTTGAGTAAAATGTCCATCATCCGGCGTGTTCTACCTTCTTCCTTGTAAGGGAGAATCAAATGACGCTGTTCAAAGTGCAATTGGAGAGAATGTATAACCGCTTCTTTTCTCATACGGCTCATAGTAAATGGTTTGATAGGCAAGTCGCTAATCTCTTTCAGCACTTGGTGGAATGCTTGAGCGAAATTGTTTGTTTCCAATTCAACGATGACGGGGTTGAACCTTGCATTCAATTCTATGATTTTATCAATTTGAGAACTGAAATCCATTCCCTTTTCATGGTGCATCCAAACCACTCTCTTATGTCTATTCTTATCCATAGCCAAAACAACCATGCAAGTATAGTCGGCCTTTCGGTCGGGGCTGATTGCAGGATCCCAGCCGATGTAGTAATTGACATCCTCTTCAAAGTCGCCAGCATATGGGTCAAAGACAAATGCGTGGTCGTCGTCTTTACAAGGGTCTGTCATTTCAATTGGGAACAGACTCGATTCACTGGCAATTGGTTTGCACAGGTATTCACGGGTAAATGATATGGATGTCATTTCATCACGGCGTTGATGTAGTGCGTCAAGCGACCAGCGTTCGGGCCAAAGCGGCTTACCTGTTTCTTCGCTAATCGCAGGGTATTCGCTCACTTTATACCCCTTGAGTGATTTTAGTTCTTGATACAGATCAGTGTATGAAAAGGGAGTTCCTACAATACATAACTGTGCAGTGTGGTGGAGAACAGGTAGGAGGGCTGTGAAGAACCATGAAGAAATGTGAGTCAATTGGGTAGCGGCTTCACTGGACAATATATCGTCAAGCACTACAATGTCGGGGTGGGCACCACGAACAGCCTTACCAACGGACATAGCCGAGATGGAGGATTTGTTTGTCATCTTGAACTTTTGCTTGGCCCAACCACGCTTTGGTTTCAAGTGAGAGAGAGTAGGAACTGATTCTATGAGTTCGTTCATTTTTGCCATGTGTTCGATGGATTGGTGCTGACTGTGAGAAAAGAATAGGACTTCTGTGCCGGGGTTGTATGCCATTTTCCATAATAGATATACCCGATAGAATACCGACTTCCCATGATCACGAGAAGCAATAACACAGGTCTTGTTGAAGTTCTCGCTCATATCAAACCATTCTTGGTGAAAGTCAGCGACCATGTAATTCTCGGCTTTGCCGCAAATGTCTTCAAAAAAATACTTGAAGTCACGACGACCCATTTCCCAATCGACTTTGTTGGCGAGATCTAACACAGGGGCACTCATTAAGCATCAACCCGTTATCTCATTTAGTTCGTCTTCGCTCATGCCGTGGTGGTCGATTAAATCGCCACTATCGTTCTTTAGTCTTGATATGGCCGAAGCGTTGCCACTTCGTGCGGCCTCGACTACCTCACTCACATAATCCTTGCTGGATGAACCGGAAATATATTTGTCGTAAGTTTTGGCTGGGCCGTCACTCATTGTTTCGTTTTTTTTTGACTCGGCCCTTGCATTACTGCGGGTTTCAGCCGCCGCCGTGCTTGCAGGGGCTAATGGGACTTTCTTTGGATTCTTTGGTCTTATCCTTGCTGGCTGTTTATTGGCTCTTTCTTGAAAAACATTCTTACCACCCGTTTGCCCTGCACGCTTGGTGGCAGTAGTCTTCACTGCCTTTGCTTTTGTTTTTGGAGTGAGTTTGACTTCCTTTGCGGCCTTAGCGGGTGTTGCTTGCTTCTTAGATGGTGGCTTGTGAGTCCCTCTTGTCATTGGTGGTTGTGTGTCCGGCTTGTTCATCAATTGTTCAAGTAAATCCGGTTTGGTGGCTTCTTTGCCTTTTGGGGTATTAGCCACGGCTTTTGCGGGTGATACCTTCTTAGCGGCCTTTGCGGCTGGTGTTGCCTTCTTAGCGGCCTTTGCGGCCTTTGCGGCTGGTTTCTTCTCATCCACGGCGGCTAATGCCTTTGCGGCTGGTGTTGCCTTCTTTTCTTTTGGAGGTTCCTTCTTGGCTTCGGTTGGATCGACGCTTCTATCAGCAACGGCCTTTTCACGGCGGTTCTTCTCGTTCAAGCGTCCACTTTGACTTCGACCACCCGGCCCTTGCTTGCCCTTGTCGTCATCGTTACGATCATTGACTTCATTGAAGCCCATGCGCTTTCCTCTTTCGGGGCCGACCAAATCTCCTGTCCAGTTTTGTTCATCATTCGCATACTGCGGCAATTGCCTATCTTCGCTGGCAATTGGTGGTGAATTGTCACCAAGAAGTCCCTTTACGCCTTTACCACCTGTTGGTAGTGGTTTGGTTTCGGGTATTTCCTCGAACTCGGCATCGGGGGCTTGAGATTGTTTGTTACCCGCATTTGGCTTCCACTTATTATTCTCATAATCCCAATTTTCATACACTCGGTTTTGGCCGGGTGTCACATCTCGACCCCATTCGGAGATTTCGGTTCCGAAGTCTCCCGGTTTTGGATCACCATATCTCGGTGGGTTTGCTTGAGTTTGCTGTGACCCCTCTTCTCCGACCATTCGGTCATAGAAGCCGTCATCGGGTTGTTCTCCCATGGCTTCAAAGCCAGCATCGGCTGAACCACTGCTGTTCATGTCCATTCCGTCATCGGTAGGTTGAAGACTGGGTGGTGCGCCCTGTGCGGCCTCCACTGCTGGGTTTTGTTGTGCATCCCACTTGTCCCACTGTTCAAGATCTTCTTGTGTGCCACGACCCCGTATGTATTCCCGTGAAGGGAAGTCTTGGCCGGGTTCGGTGTTCCTATCCTGTTGCCATCGTTTGTAAGTGGGACTCATATTTGCTACTGGGGTATTGTTCCATGAAACCATTGGTGGTTCTTCGGTAGTTTCCGGTTGAAGTCCCGGTGGTGTAGCCTGTGCTTCTTCCACAGAACCGGCTTGCGGCTTTGGGTTTCGCTTGAACTTATCCATAAATCGACCCATCATCCCTTTCTTATTCGGGTCACGGGTTTCTTGTTGTCCTGCTTTGAAGTTCGCACCCATGCCCTTTGGTGGGGCTTGAGCAGGTGGTCGTTCTTGTCCAAATGTAGTGGAGCCTTGTGTTGGATCACCAAACATTCCGCCGGTAATAGATTCAGCCGTGTCGCCACCTTGAGGTGTTGCTTCCTGTGCCATAGAATCTACACGCTTCTTTTCATCTTGGTCGGCATAGAATTGTCGGTGGCTGTTAAAGGCTTCCATCTCTTCGGCGGATAATTGAGGTGGTGCCTTGATAACATGTTCCCATACCATTGAAAACATATCATCATTCTTTGGTGCCTTTCGTAGTGGTTCCTTGCCAATCATTTCAGCACGGGCTTTGAGTAACATGTCGTCGTATCTGTCCATTTGAAATCACCTTTGCATTTGCTTGCGGAGCATAATATGTCCGATAGAATCGTGAATGCGTTCAGCCGAAGCGAACTTCATGTTTGTTGGTTGTCCACCAGCCGCACGCATTCCCATGTTTGTATTTGCTTGATTGAAGCGGTCAGTCTGTGCTGTGGCGGCTGTGTTTGCTTTGTTGCGGGCACCCATTCCTGTGGAACCCATACCGGCTGTTAAACCGCCTGTCATAACATCAGCGAACTTACCCATACCAGATCGATTCTTCATCCAAGACTGTTTGTCGCCGCCTTTTCCTGCTTGTAATGCTTGAGCGTCAGCACCAAAGGCCATAGTTTGGGCCGCTTCTTGCATTTTGTTTGGTGCGGCGGCGGCTGGTGCGGCGGCGGCTGGTGCGGCGGCTGGTGCGGCTGGCCCTGCTGGTGCGGCGGCGGCTGGTGCGGCGGCGGCTGGGAGTGGGACGGCGGCTGGCCCTGCTGGTGCGGCGGCGGCTGGGAGTGGGACGGCGGCTGGCCCTGCTGGTGCGGCGGCGGCTGGGAGTGGGACGGCGGCTGGCCCTGCTGGTGCGGGAACTGGTGGGGTGAGGGTTGGTGCGTTTCCTTGTGTGAGAGCCGTCTGTTGCTCCCTTCCTCTTTCGGATTGGAGGTTTCTTACTTGATCATTAGCGTATTGATTTGCTGAACCACCTATTGCGGCTTGGGCGGAAGGTTCTGCGTTATTGAATGCCCTTTTGGCTTGACCTCCGGCCATTTTATCGCTTACTGTGTTTTTGACTTTTGATGCGGCACCAGCAACAGCACCGGGAGTATTTGCTATGGCGGCGGCAGTGGATGTAATGGCGTTGCCAACCTTGTCCATCCTTGCTCCTTTTTGAAAAGCCTCTCGTTCAGCAATCATTCTTGCTCTCGCCATTCGATCTGCACTAAACTCTCTTCTACTTACCATTAAAAATCACCTTCACTAATTGTATGCAATCCAACGGGATGTCCATTGATTTGGACATCTCACGCCAGTCGCCCCTGCTGTTGAGGATAGCGACGACATCGGAAACGGGTCGTTGTATTTGACCTGCCATCATGGCAAGGTCTATTGCGTTGGATTGAATCATAGGGGTATGAGGAACTGCCTTTGCGATGGTTTCATCTTGCAGTGCTAATTGACATTGGACGGTTTCGAGCATGGACTCGATTTCTTCTTTTCCGAAGACATTTCCAGCATGTCCCGCACCTTTTCCGGTCATGTATGCAAGTTTATCAGCCATTCCTCTCCATCCTTCTCTAAACCGTGGCGGGCCGTCCTGCCGATTAGGCCCAGCAGGTTGCGCTTGAAAAGGGTTTAGGCGAGCAGGAGATTGTTCGGGTGGAATGTTTGGGGGTATTTGACCCACGGGTGCTGGTGGTGCTGGCTGTTGTAATCGCACTGGCGGTGCTGGTGCTTGGCGAGGAACTGGTGGTGCTGGTGGTTGCTGTTGAATGACTGGCGGGGCAGGAGGCTGTGCCTGTTGCATTGGCGGTGAGGGTGCCGGTGCTGGTGGTATTACTGGGGCTGACCGAGTGTTGGGCGGATTTGGGCGATTCGCTCCACGGGCTTCGGCTCTCCGTTGGGCTTGAGCCTCCATTTGCCCTTGTAAGTCGTTTCTTGGTTGAGGTTGGGTTTGTCCTTCGTTTGGTTGAGGTTGCTGTGCTTGGGGTTGCATTCTATTTTGCGGAGGCTGAATACCCGGATGGTTCGATTGAAGGTGGCTGATGAAACCGCTAATGAGGCGATCCGCCGCCGAGCCACCGGAACCTTGACCCATCAAATGTTCCATTGGAGGGAGGTCAGTCATGTTATACTTCTTACCTAAGTATTCATGGAGTTTAGGTAAGTAATGCCTCTTTGTAGTTCTTGCCCCGTTGTAAAGGTCTGTTCCCTTTTCGTTTTTGAATCCGTCTTCAAACCATGTGCTGTAAGCATCTGTTGGTGATTGAGGCATAACATTTGCTTCTTGCTGTTGTCCCTCAATCGCTTGCTGTGCCAAATCCGGTGCCGCATCGGCAACGATGCCCGGTGTTTCATTAGATTGGATGGATTCTCTTTGTCGGATTCCGTAAAGGTGCTGAATGTTCGTTTTGTTTTGAGGTGCGTAATTACTCAACACAGGGTGTCGAAGCCATGCTTCTTGAACCATTTCGGGTGTTAATTCCTGCCCGTTATTTTGAGCATGACGGGCTAATTCATTCACCATAGCAATACTGTGTTTCTGTGCTTCGTGATTGATATATACCCCGTTTGGGCGCACCTTGTCGGCTTTGATTGATTCGCTGGTGTTGCCCTTATGGCCTTGTTGCTCACGCACCCACTTGAGTCCTTCTTGGTATGGGCGATTCCATGACTCGTTCATTAGGTTCTCTTGATCACGGTTTCCTACACGCAATTTAGGAACACCGTGTGCGTCAAATTGCCAAGGGGTTTCTTTTTTCTGTGGCCCCCAAACACCTTCTCGCCACTGCTGTGTCAAGACAGAACGCCCTAAATCCGTGCTGAACGGTAGAGGAATGTCGTCGGGGATTTTGTCAAGCCCTTTTCCTGTCATACCTGCTTCATCTCGTTTTTGCGCCCAAAGGTGGTTTTGAACTTCAACAGCGTGGTTTATGTGCTTGCTACCGATATTGATTGCTTTTTGGAGTGTGGCTTTGTATGTGTCTTCGTCGCCCTGCGGCCCCGCTTGAATAATTGCGGCTTCTTGAATTGTTAAGTGACTTGGATCTGATGGGTCAGCATTGTATATTGCTTCATAGACAGCATCGGCTTCTACACCAGTTAAGTGGTCGCCGGTAATATCACCCATAGGCATTGGGTAGGCTGTCAATTTGCCGTCTTCACCTATTTGTCCAATCAACCCGTTAATGAGTGCATCGAAGTCATAGAACCCCATACCCTTGTTAATGATAGTGCATCGGTCAAGAATGGCCCATGGTGTGCGTAGTAATGTCATCGCTTGCTGGCCCCCGCAAATGCGACCGGCATTAGCGTGGTGTCTTCAAACTTCCACCCTTTGAGGTTCTCGGTCGGGCCGGTTGGGGCACTGTTTCTTTCCTCACTTGCTTGACTTCCTCTCTTAGCGTCAGCGTCATGTTCGGGTGTTGCCTTTGTTAATTTTTCTACGGCGGTAAGGAGTTTAGTCAATTGCTGTTTTAGTTTTTGGAGTTCGTTTAATTTGAAGCCACTGATGTCAGTTCCTCGGAGGCCAAGTTTGGCACCCTTCTCCATTTTCAAAGCGTCCCCACTAAGAGGGTCGTGTATTAGTGACCCTTCTCGGTCAGCGTTCTTTGGTTTTTTGAATGATGTGCCTTTGCTGGATGAAGGCTGTGAACCCATACGGGTTCCTCGCCCACTCATACCGATAGTTTGCACCTTTTCGCCAGTGATACCACGGGTGTCAGCGTGTGCCGACATTCCAGTAGGGAGTGACCCCATTTCACGGCGGAACTTCTCGGAGGCTAATTTGCGCTGGTAAGCAACAGGATCACGAAGACGCAAAGGCATATCCTTTGCCCGTGGGTTGCCACTAAACATACGGCGAGGTGCAAAGGCTTGACGCTTAGTATGGCGAGTGAGGTTCTGTTCAGTCGAAGCGGCACGGCGGGAGGTCTTGCTTTTTGGCTGACGGCTTGCTTCTTGCTTGCCTTTTTTGGCCTTGCGCCTTCGCTCTCGCTTATGCTTCTTTTTAGACTTCTTTTCATCCTCTTCGGATTCTTCATCCTCTTCATACTTACGCCCCTTTTTCTTTCGCTTTGATTTTGTAATATCGGAAATGAATACGGTGTCGGATGATGCTTGGATGTCTTTGTTCCAATCCTCCGGTAGTTCGCCAACCGGGGTAGGTGCGAACCATTTGAATGAATCTTCGGGCCAACCACCAAGCGGGTGAGGTATTTGTTCTTTGATTTTTTGTTGGGCTTCTAAGGCTTGATGTGGTTTTATGTCAGCCCCGGATGCGAAACCCGTTGATCTTGGCCCCATCATACCAGCGTCCCCTAATTCAATTAAGTCGTGAAGCATGTAGCCTTGAGAAGTTTTTCTTTCTTCGTCGGTCATATCTACCGCCCATTGGTCGTCCATCTGATCAGCCGACATTTGTTCCATGTCGGCAATCATCTCTTCTCTTGTTGGGAGGTCTTTGTCTCCATCGTTCTTCACCAACGACCAAGCGTCTTCAAATGCGTCGTTGCTACGACCGAATACCATTCCCGGCCCTTCACGCCGAACAGAACCAACGCTGGCACCGGCTGAAATACCCATACCGTTTCGATGGCCCATATCAACACCCATAGCCGATTCAAGCAATTCGCTTTCACCGTTCACCATAGGTGTGTCATTTAGTGTTTCGGCCATTTCCTCCGCATGGATTGAAATGTGTGGGAGGTCGCCCTCCATCTCTTTGAGTGCTTTTTTGCGGCGTGTCGCCGGATCCATCTGTTCTCTTGTTTCATGTGAAGCCGCACCAAATTGGCTGATATGCGACAAACCGTCAGCATTTTCATTTGGGTTCACATCGTAATCGCCCATCATCTCACGGGGATTATGCCCTCCTGTGAACTCTTGAACCCGTATGGATGTATCATTGGGGTTAAGGTTGGGGGCTTGCGGGGGCATTTCAATCACTCACTATATGGGTTATCGTTTTGCTTCTTTAGCGGCTTGCATTCTCTTGAGTCGTTCTAATAAATCTGGATCTCTCGGCATCCCAGCATTGTTTGATGGGACGACATCGGGTCGCCCCGACGATGAAAGAACTCCGTCGAGTGAACCTTCTTTGGGTAGGTGTGGATTGTTTTTGACGATAGACCAGCCTGTGCTGAATGCTCGGCCAAGAGATTTGGCGACTTTTTTAGCAGGGTCTTTTGTATTAGATTCACGCTTGCCGCCACATGCTATACACGGTTCTTCACCCATTCTCATATGTGGACATCCCATGTCAAAGGTTTTCGTTGGTTCGGCCATATGTATCACACCTTCCATGGGCACGGTGTCCCGGATTTCCACGCTAACCCCGGAGATCTGCCGCATTTTTTACACGATGCAGTAGTATCGTAGCCCGAATATGGCGGGGTTGTTACTTTTCCGCCACATTTTTTTCCTTCTTCTTTAATCACAGACCAGCCGACGCTGAACGCCTTTTCAACCCTATCCGGGTGCGGCTGAACATCTTGATAGCCGCATTCCGAATCGGGGCATCTCACCCATGTATCGTCAGTGCGAACCATTTGTTTATCACAGTCGTTGCATAGTCCTATTTTGTCTTTCTTTGCCATTATCGTTGCCCCCGTAGTCGGTTGTATGTTTCAGCCACTCGTAGTGGTAGTTCAATATACCAATGAGCGAGCATTGGTGTTTTAGCATAAGATCTTGCCATTGGCAAGAATGCTTTGGAGAGTGAGCGAAGGAGTTCGTCGGCTTCTTCACGGGGAACTTCGGGTAGTGCGTTTTTCAAATCGTGGTATGCCATGCGGATTAGCATAACTGACCCGATGGCTTCACTTGAGCAATCCTCTTGAGATGTAAGGCCGAATGCGTCGAGTCCTACTTTCCAAACGGAAATGACTTCTTCGAGTGCATCACACATTTGTAGTGCCTCAAGCATGGTGTAAATGTTGTTATCGCCGTGAAGGTAGTCGGCATATTCTGTATGCTTTAACATCAAGGCTGGAATGGTTTGATACCCTCGTTCATCCATTTTCAATCATCCCTCCATATCTTCGTCACAGTTTAAGCAATATCCCCAATAATTAGGGCCTTGCTTTGTTTTTTCCCTCTCACGCTTCAATTCCTGATCGCTCATACCTTGAAACCGACCTCCTTTTTCTGCTATTTCCTGTAAGTTATCTTCTTTTGTATCTATTTCCAACTCTTCGGATAGGCACATGGGGCAAGACCTTGGTGATTTTGATTTCACCACAGACCAACCTGCGCTGAACGCTCGGTCAGTGGATGCTTTCTTAGAACCCCATTTCGGACGGCGGTTGCACTTTGAGCAATTATCATCACCGCACCCACCACCACATGAGGAACAATTACCTTGTCCACAGTAAGACCAATCTTTCTTGTCGCATTTGTCTTCACAATTCATTGTAGCACAAGCGGCCTTTTTCACGACAGGTTTGAAATCCTCTTCTCGTTCCATGTAACCGCATTTATTACAAACGAAATTAACATGACCTTCTTCTTCTCTTATCATGCCGCCATGTGGATTTCCACATTCGGGACACTCGACAGGCTCTCCAATAAATCTCGCTTCAACCATCTTCAAGAACCCCCGCATCGGCTAATGCTTTACGCATAACTCGCCACTCTTCCGGTGACTTTTCGGAGAAGTGGGCCTGTATAACTGTCAAGACACTCACCTGCTCGTTAGAGCCGAGTGATTCGGCTTTAATTAGGTATTCGCTAATGTCGGTTAAAGTGTCACGAACTTCACGATGTAATTTCACTGCGGTGTCAAGACCCTTGTAATCAAGAGTTCCTGTTTCCTGCCGTTCCTCTTGCATCAGATCCAAGTGGTCGTTGAATAAGCCGTTAAGGCGTTGGAGGTTTCGTTCCGTCTGTGCCATAGCGGTGTGTGCGGTTTCGATGGCGGCTGGCAATACCTCCATATTCACTTGTCTTTGTATTACGGGTTGAGTGTGATGTTCGATATGTTGGGCGAGAGCCGTTTCGGTGACATCCAAATCCGTCGCCATATCGGCCATTCCAACAAGACCGTTGAGAATTGCCGCTTCAAGGTTGGCTCTTTCGGGGTGTGTGCATACAGGACATTCTGTATTGCTATTATTATGATACTCACCGGAATGACGCCTCATGTGGCGGTGTGCTGTTCCCTCCGCCCAGTCTTGGTTCAAATCCAATTCAAATACCTCAAGCAATCCAATACGGATTTGTTCTTCGTATCGATCTCTTGATTCATGCTGACAAAAAGAGCAGTTTCTACGCACACGCCTCCCCGTCATGTTTTACCGATAGGGGCTGGGTTTATTTCACTTTTGACTGTTTCGGCGGTGAGCATTACAAAATAGGCCATCAATCATGTGCCAATTTTTACACGGTGTCCCGTCTTTCTTGACAGCCGCACATTTCAACGATTTGTGTTGAACGACGGGTTTCGGTGTGGGCACCACTTGTTCATACGCTGGTGGCGGCGAGGCGGAATAATTGCGCCCATCAATAGCGAAAGGATGCGTATTGTCGTATTGCTATAACGGAGGTAAGTATTAGACCGAAGAACATAGCCATTACTGCGCTTGTTCCCAAGGCTGGCCCTTTCCATACTAATACCACGAATGAGAAGAGAATGAATGCTATAATGTAGATCATCGTTGCACTTTCAACAAGTAGTTTCTTTGGACTTAATATGTCAATCGTGGCCGAAGACCATGATACTTCTGCGTTTATTGCTGGTTGATTTGGTTTTTCATTTGTCATTGTTCATCACCTCAAAGGACTGTTCCTGCTTTAGCGGCCATATTGACCCCGTGTCCCATAGTAGCACCAAAGCCACCTTGGCCTTGAACTGCGTTGCCCATCATTCCACCAAGCATACTACCGAAGAATCCCGGCTGTTGCTGTTGTTGCATCATCTGTGATTGCATAGAACCTTGCTGATGTGCGGCAAGGAACATTTGTAATTGCTGTTGATTGGTGTTTAGAACATTCTGTGCCGACGATTGAACCTTTTGTAGTGTCAAGGCGAGATTTTCCGGTGACATTGTTTGGAGTTCATTTGGCATAGAAGAAGCATCGAGGGTCATTTTGTTATCCTCGATTTTGAATGAAACATTATTGAAGAACTCTTTGATTGATAATTGGACAATTTCTCCTACTAAGTCTAAAACCAAAGCCATGTTATTGCTGACTACAAACGCTGACATTGGGTCATACATACCAAGTAATTGAGATGTTGCTACAATTGGATCGTTGGCGGCCTGTTGCATCATAGGGTTGTTTGCTTGTTGCATCATCCCAAGTCCTCCACCCATTCCCATTGGCTGTTGTTGTCCGTAGCCCATCATGTTCTGTTGTCCGTAGTTTTGCTGTGCGGCCAAAGAAGGGGCACCAAATTGCTGTGTCGTTTGCGGTTTATTTCCAAATCCAAATAGTCCCATTATTCTCACCTTATTGTTGTGCCATCATTGGCTCTTGGGGCACCATGGTGCCTTGCATGTCTTGAGGGGAAACGCCCATCATAGATTGTTGTTGCGCCATCTGTTCCAATTGCATGGCTCTCATATCGAAGGTCACAGTCACCAGATCAGCAACACCAGTAATTGGGTTTGCGTGTTGTGTCAAGGAGACACCCTTTGAGTATTGAGCGTCCTTTTGAATCATTTGGAAAAAAGTGCCATACTTTGCTAATGACTCCGGTGTGGAACGGTTTTTTGCTTGACTTCTATTCAAACCCGGAACCTTCAAGAAACGGGTTCCTTTTGACACCGCCTTGCCGAATCCCTCGTTTTCCATCTCATGTTCCTCGACCATACAATACAGTGTATGGAATATGTGAAGGTGTGCTGGACATAGTGTGCTGTTCATTTCGTCGCCGTGATCGCCGTGTGTTCGGGCGTGTGGCTTGCGAGCCTGTCCCGAATCCTCGTCAAACCAATAGATGTCGGCTAAAGACAAACCTGTCTTTTCATCAACAATGTGGTTGTATGCGTTGTCTCCTTCAAGGAAACGGCGCACATCAACACCACAGCAAGAGCATTCATGTGCGGCATTGTAGCGGTAGATTTTGAATAAGCCCAAATTGTAGTTTGGAGGGCGTAGTGCCTTTCTCATTTTCTTAATGTTCTTTTTACGGGCTTTGCGTGGATTATTGACATTGGTGACAAGTTTCAATTCGACAGTGGGGATGAGGGCTTCTCCTTCTACTCCACCAGTGGAACCTGCGGTTGCCATCTCGGCTCGCTGTTGGGTCTTTAACATAGCAAACGAAACACCAGTATGTGCGGCAAGTATTTTCAACTCTTCGTCACTTAAGCCGTTTAATGTAATACCGCCGCCGAATGGATTAAGCCTCATGTTTCATCACCGCCTATGACCCTGTGAGGACTGACAACATGAAAAGGATTCCCCTTCACATCATGTCAATAGTCCGTATAACGCCAGCCTCCACATTTAGTCCATATTGAGCCGCCATAGCCTCGACATTGGTCGCTATTGCCGCCCTTCTCAAGCGTCTCATATCTGTTTGAAAGGGCATAACCATAGGATGTTGGCGTTTCAAACCCAAGTCCCACATTTGCTGACATTCGTTAGTCCACCACAGATCCATTTTATTCAACACTAAACACACTACCTTTGGTTTGTAGTTCTTTGCTTGTTTCTTCATAGAGCGTGTAAATGTTGAGGGGAACCTATGATTGACTATAATGTCTGTAAGGTATTTGAAACCAGCAACCGCTTCTTGCATAGCGGGTTCCGACCATCCTACCCTATCATCCACCACGAAAAAGACAATGGAAGCGTTTCTATTGAGCATGTCTTCGGCCCACATGTTCCAGTATTGGGATTGTCCCCCGATGTCGGTTGTAGAAATAGGAACCCTTTCTCCCTTCCACCGCACTTGTTTCTTTGAACCGTGTGGCATTAGGTATGACCCGTTCTTAACAGGGTGTGTAGTTCTCAATTCCAATGGGATTGGGTCGATGTCACCGGGAACAGTAAGGTATTGGTCGAGTGTTGTCTTACCGGCCAAAGAAGGGCCGTAAATGGCTACTCTATGAGGCCGTAGCAAACGATAGACATAGGCGGCTATTTGAGCCGACCCCATCAATAGGTGTCCTGCAAACATCCAAGACATTCACTTCACTTCCCCCTGATCCATTCCCAAACGCTTGTTGGGTTTATGGAGAGCCATGTGTCCATTCCAAGTAGTATGAAGAAGGTTAAGGCCATTCCGCCAAGAAAGGCTAAGGCTGTTTTCACAGACCAAGCGGCTCTTTCCATCCTTCGATCATATGCGTTCTCGGCAAGAATGGCTGACATCGCTTCGGCTTGTCGTTCTTGTTGTGTGTTGAAAGGCCACATGGGTTTCCCTCACTATCACTGTGCTGGTTCTTCCTTTTTGGGTTCTTCGGTGTTTGGTAGCCCGAATGTCTGTTGAGAAGGATCATTCCACGCCTGTTGCTTATACATTTGCGATTCTTGGCTCATGTTGTAGTCTTTTCGAGAACGACGCTGTTGTAGTCTTTGTTGGTTACGGTGCCACTTGTCATAGCGACCTTCTTGAGAGAACTCGGCTCGTAGTGCAAGGGAGTCACGAATACCCCCAACATGGAATAAAACCATAGAGATACAAAGGAAACCGAATGCTATAAGCCCGTATTGAAGACCCATCTCACCGGGGCTTGCTCCCGGTAGATACCATTGTAGATGCGATATTGTTACCGAAACGCCAGTTAAGAGTGATTGCCATAATAACATAGCAATCAAATTGATGTCGATCCGGTTATTGTCGTCGCCGCCGTTGTTGGCCCACGGAGGCATCTGTGCAGGTTGGGGTGCGTTTGGGGCTTGCATTACTGTTCATCTCCATTTTTCTTTTTATTTTCAAAATACTCCTTAAGTATGAAACACACGAAGGATGACTTCGATTCCCGACCTCTTGCCGCTTCTACTTTAGCGAACAAATCGTCGGGCATAACTACTGATACATGACGGCTCATGTATGTATGCCAGTAGTGTTAGGGCTATGAAGGTTATGATTATGAACATGGTGGGCGTGGGGGTTCACATGACGACCCCAAATGTGCCGGACGCTGTGACCGCTATGCGCTCATATCAATATGTTGTAAATGCCTCACCGAACAGCAGTTCTCTCCTTTCTTCGTGGATCCAACGCCACACCGATGAGTCCTTAGCCGCCGACTTTGACTATAAAGCGGCAATCGCAGTGTTGGCGTATTTCAACCACCCACTTTACACTACTACTACGAACCAACCAACAGGCACAGCCGCATGGGTTTCACTGATGAATGGGGCCGAAAGCATACTTCAAGCCGAGGCGTCATGGATAGACGACCAATTACTTATTGCCAACATCACACGCCCACAGCGTTTGTTCGATAGCGACATCACTTGGTTGAGCCAGTGGGCGGCGGCAAACAATGTGTCGGCTAATACCGAAACCGCATACTTGCTGAACTCTTTGATTCTTCAATTACAAATCTGTGAAGGAACTAATGGTGCTACAAATGCGTCCAGTGTTTCACACACTGTTCACACATCACCGACAGTCCCTTAGAGAATATCGTTCAACCGTTGCTGGTCGAGGTTGATTGGGAATAAAGGCTTCATGTTTTTATCGTAGTCGATGTTGCCGCCAGTTTTCAAACGCACTTGTTGGTTTTTGCTTCCAGCGATATGAGGGTTATATGAAACAGGTTTGTCACCCCAACATGCTTCGCAGTTATGATCCATACACGAACCACCCGCTATTGATACAGGGCAAATGTGTGTTCCGGGGGTGTCTTCGGCTCCAACGAACGAAGCGGTGACATTGGGATGTTCTGTCGCTTGTTGGAATGCCGATGATAATTTGGGTAGGCCCAATTCTTGGTTTCGGTCATTATCGGCCCCTTGACCGACAAACGGTGCGCTCAATGAAACAGACAGGTTGTCGGGTATGGCGGTGTCATAGTCCCTGCCACTTGATTGAAGGAACATGTTCAGTGCTTGGGCTTCACGGGTAGGCAACCATGCCCTACTTTTCAAAGGACTCTTTGCACCTATTGTTCTCATGGTATCGGAGAGAAGGGAGAGATGTTTGGCTTTGTCTTCACTTGTTTTACCTTGTAAATCACCCGACTCAAAGAAGCGGAATAAATCGGTTCCGTGGTCTAACACTGATGAGGACATCCTATTCCCCAAAGCCGAACCATAGCGAACCATGTCTTCGATGTTTTCGGGAGTCCTCAAAGCGATGGCGTTTCGCCAATTGGCTATTTGTTTTTGATTCATAGACGCACGACCATGATCGTGAGCATAACAGTTCTCACAGGTAGCACCTGCAACCTCTCTCATTTTACTACCGACACCACACATGTGAGTAGGGAAGTTTTGATGCGCTCCGGGCATTTTTGAATTATCACCCAATGGGCTACCTATTGTTCTTTCAGCCTGTTGTTTCATATTCCCGCCTTGTATCAGTGTTCTAAAATCGGGAAAGTAGTCGTCTATTCCTTCAAGGGGATAGTTCACATTGAAGTCTGTGTCGAATTGGTCGGTCTTATCTTTGTTCGCTTCGACCCAATTGAAAACATCACGCCCGTGACCCGGCCCCTTTCCGCTTTGGTTCAACCTTTTGTCCCACCAACCTATTTCACCGGGATCTCCCAGTGCTTTGATGAGAACCTCACCAAGACTGAATAATGAATCACTTCGTCGGACAACATTGGTGAAATCTATGCCCTTTGGAAAATACATACCGTGTGGGGTGACAATACCCGTATTACCATCGAAGCGTGTTCCCTGTCCAATAGGTATTGGTTCGGCCATTTCACCAACAGGGCCAGCAGGGAGCATGGCGAAATCACCAGTTCCCGATATTTGATGAGGTAATGGTCGGCCCATGTGTTCCGTTTGAGTTTTACTTCTTCGCCCGAACAGTGGGTGTATTCCCAAGTCCTTGTGATCCTCGACAGGTTCTTCCTTTACATCATCCCGATAAACGATATTACCTTGTTCATCATGGTAAAATGGGCGGTATGTCACCAAGTCGGCTTGCCAGCCCTCTTCATCAAGAACTCTTGCGTTGCCGTTGGCGTCCATTTCCACATCATAATTATGGACATCTTGGGGTAGTTCGTCGCCTAAAAGGTATTGTTGGGATTCGGAAACATCAAGCCGACCGGAAATCGGGGCGTGTAATGTGCGACCCGGCCCCCTTGCTGGCAGTTTTCTTTCGCCCTCCCTCCAACGCTTATTGCCATGCAAAGCGTCACGCTGTGAGTTTCGATCAACAGACACCATAGGATCATGTATAGGAACCTGTGAAGCGACTTCGGTGCTTACAGGCGCACCCCCTCCAACAAGCCTTCGTTGAACCGCCATCATACCCGGCCCTCTCTTAGCGGGGTCTTTTGGATCCGATGGGAACTCATCAAAGTGTTCGGGCCTTAGACCCGGAGGCAAACGCAAATCACGACCCGGTGATGCTTGACTTATGTTGCGAAAGGAGGCGATAGAGTCGTCTTTTGGAACATTACCTGCGGCGTCTTCTTTCTTACCACGGGCGGTATATTTCCAGTCAAACGGCCCTGTCATCATTGTCCCCCCTGTTTCAGCACAGCCCACCCTTGTTCAAAGGCGTTTTGGGGTTCGGAGAGTTCAAAGTCCAATAATGCTGTCTGTGAACCTTCTTTCGGGAGGAACTTACCGTAGCCGTAGGTCTGCAATAATTGATTGATAGAATGACCGTCAAAGTCGTCCACATTCGCAACACCTATCATTTCGGGTTTGGGGCCACGCTTTTCGGGGTTTCCCGATACATTATCGGGGCGTTGAATGACGGTAGTGTCAAGGCCAATATCCTTGTATTGTTCGATGGGGTCGATACTGTCAAAGGCCAATACAGGCTGGCCTTCTTGTATTCTTTCCTCTAATTGGCGGAACATCTGTCTTGGATCGAAACCCTCACCGTAAGTGCCGGGTTGCCCCGAATAAGGAGGGTCATTGATAACTCCTGCTTTATTGTCAATATCCCATTCGGCCAGTGCTTCGGCACCATCGCCTTGGCGCACATTCACATTTTTGAGAGGTTCCCTGTAATTCAACAGGTTTTCCATTGAGGGTAAGGATTGCATGGTTTTGACATCGGGTGGGTTGCTCGGCCACAGCATTCCTTCGTGTTCATTACCAACTTTGTTATGGCGGATTTGTCCCACATGTCCCGCACGCTTATTGCGAAAAAGGTTGAGTGCTTGGGCAAGGCGCATAGACTCGGAGCGTGGTTCACCATCTCTCATCAATGTATCATAATAAGCCAAGGTATCGGGGGGGACAGCATCTCCACGCTTTCTTTCAGTGACATTCGGGCCTCTTATTTGTGTTCTCCAATGGTCTTTCAATTGTTGATCGTTTAGACCCTGCAACATACTCCAATCAATGTCAATACCTTGTGTTCCTTGATTAGACATGGCCTCAACCAAAGCGGCGGTTCCGGCATCCATTTCATTGTAGTCGCTCGAACCCTGTGGCAAAATGTTGAGTATGTCATTAGCAGGGCCGCCATAGGGAACTTGTAGGCCATCAATACCGGCTTTATCGGCAAAGTTCCTTTGAACCATCCTATAATGTGGTTTATTTTTGGAGCCAGTGTGTCGAACGATGGGTGCCATACCTTTAGCACCCGACATGTCGGCACGCATAGCGGCCATTTCGGCGGCGTCAATACGGCGACCTGTGCGGTGTCCCTTGTATCTCGGCAAAACCATTTACTCTTCCTCCCTTCGTTTGCTATGAGTCCATTCATCGGCCATAGCATCCCACGGCCCCGAAGTTTCGCTCTCGACCGCTTGTCGGAACATTTCTTCTTGGGTGTATTCAACCATGTTCGGGGCACTGATTTGCCCTATCCCGTAAAACACATCAGCAGGTAGTGTCATCCCACTGCTTGGATCGTGAACCATTTTCTTTCCATCCTCACCCATGAAGGTTGTAAAGGCGTGTCCATAGGAACGACCGGCCAATGGCCCAACGGTTGGGGACACTTGGGCGTGAACCAGTGTATGGTTTGGATTAGCGCACATGTAATTGTATGCGTTATGGTAACAACTCCCACCTTTGTTTTCATCGGGTAGGTCGTCTAAATCCTCGACGCCTTTCAAAACACGAAAACCGGCATCAATGGCGTTCATTGATTCTTCCCCCAGTCAATGAGGTCACGCCATGGTGGTTTTGAAAATGGTGCGTGGAATTGTGAAGCAAAGGAGGGAGGTGTTTTTCCACTTGTAAGGATTTCACGCTCTCTATCCTGTGCTTCAAGTATTGCTTTCATCCGTGATACAGGGATTGCGTCTTCACCATCTCTCATTTGAGAAAGTGATTGATCTCTCACTCCAACCCTCGTTGGTGTGTGAGGGGTTAAGCGAGTTCCTTCGGCAATTGACATACCTACATCCCCTCGGTGTGGATAGCGGGCGTCGGCTTGATGCCAATTCTGTATTCTTTCTTGAGGGGTCATTCGTTCACGGAGTGTGCTGGGGCTTATGTCCAATTTGTGGTCGATGCCTTGTTCATCCAACTTACGCCCTAAACCCTGCACTGTGGCAAGGCCACCGGGACTCAAATAGGATTCTTTGATACGGCCAGTGTTTTCCAACAAAGCACCCAATGTGGAATACCCTAAGCCCATTCCAGTGAATGCTGGGTTCACCTCAACCATAGGGCCGCCCCCCAATCCATCTATTGTCCCTGCTGAAACAGAAGCCATTCCGGCACCTGCCTCACGCCTTTGGTCGAGTGTATTGAGTAATTGGTCTTGAACTACGGAGGCGTATGCTTCTCGCCAATGTGGGCCGCTTGATTCCATGTTAATACCGATTTCATCGGCTTGCGGAGGGAATGGTCTTTTGTTCATACCCTGTGCGTGGTGTGAATTGAAATAAGGGAGTTCTGTATCTAAATAATCTTCAACACTATATCCCACTCCGGCGGCGGCCATTTCTTCTCTAAGCCATTCTTCGTCATTGTCAAAGTCCTCAATACGCAAACCAACATCCTCGGCGGTTTCCCATCCTTTAGTGCGTGCATAGGTTTCTTTGTCATCCAGCCCCTCAACATGGGAGATTGCTTGCTTGATTGGTATTTGGCCTCCAACCCGTAGTCCTACGCTTGGTGGCAAATTACCGAACTGTGTTGATAATTGGTGTGGTTCTATATTGAGGTTGTATTGGAAATCGTCACGACCGACGGTCTTTTGCATGGTGTCCCATGCTACTTCAAACGGATCTGCTGATGCGGCTATGTCATCGTCGCTGGAATGGTCGTATTCCTTTTTCTCGGTGTCTTCTTCGCCTTCAATAGTAATAGGCGACCCAAGCAAGTCCATCGGCTCAATAGGTGCCGGTTGTAGCCTTATCCGGGGTCGCCCGTCGGGCGGCATAGGGCGAGGGCTGATACTCGGCATAGGAGGGCTATACCCTGTCGGTTTCAAATAGATTGTTATTGGTGTGTTAGGTGTGTGAACACTCACAAGGTTGATAAGCCACTGCTGATGAGCGTTGGTTGAGCAACATGATGCAAAGCGGCCAACAACCAATCTTCATTCTAAAGGAAGGAACCGAGCGAAGCCACGGACGAGTGGCACAGTCGAATAACATAGCCGCCGCAAAAGCGGTCGCTGATGCAGTGAGAAGCACACTTGGGCCAAAAGGAATGGACAAGATGCTTGTTGATGAAGGCGGAGATGTCATCATCACCAACGATGGTGCTACAATTCTTCGTGAAATGGACATCGACCATCCTGCGGCGAAAATGATTATCGAAGTGGCGAAGACTCAAGAGCAAGAATGCTATGACGGGACAACCAGTGCTGTTATCCTTGCTGGTGAACTCCTAAAGAAGTCGGAAGAACTCATTACCCAAAACATTCATCCGACAACAATTTGCTCGGCATTCCGTGACGGTGGACAATACATAAACGCCAAATTAGAGGGATATGCTGAAAACAGTGAAGACCGTTTGCTTTCTATCGCTACTACTGCCCTTACTGGCAAATCATCAACATCTATCAAAGATCACCTTGGTGCTATCTGTGTCGATGCTGTTTCCAGTCTTTCTCAAGACGGTGCGGTTGATTTAACGCAAATCAATGTGGTAAAGGCTGTTGGCGGCGACGCACACGACAGCGAACTCATTAGCGGCATTATTGTTGATAAAGAGCGTTGCCACAGTGGTATGCCAAGTGCTATCAGCAACGGTAAGGTTCTACTCATTGATTTCCCACTTGAAGTCAAGACAACCGAAATGGATGCGAACATCCAAATCACAGATCCAAACCAAATCACTGCTTTCTTAGAACAAGAAGAAGGCTACATCCGTGAACTGGTTGAGAGGATTATAGCAAGCGGAGCAAAAATCGTTGTCTGTCAAAAGGGAATAGATGACCTCGCAAAACACTATCTATCCAAAGCAAGTATTTTTGGACTCGAAAAGGTCAAGCGTTCCGATATGGAGTCCTTAGCCCGTGCTACTGGCGCAGGTATCATCAACAACCTTGACGATGCCGAAGACGCCCTCGGTCTATGTGAATCATTAGAAGAGAAGAAGGTTGGTGAAATGCCTATGTCTTTCTTCTCCACACCTAACTCTTCGGCTGTTACACTGCTTCTTAGAGGCGGCACAGCACCTTTCGTTGAAGAAATTGAACGAGCCTTTGAAGACGCAGTAGGTGTAGTGGCTATTGCATACGAAGACGGTAAGGTTCTCACTGGTGGCGGTTCTATCTACGCCGCTTTGAGTCGTGATCTTGCTGACTATGCACTTACTATCGGTGGCCGTGAGCGCATGGCTATGGAGGCTTTCTCTCAAGCACTTGAGGTAATCCCACGCACACTCGCTGAAAACGGTGGTCTTGACCCCGTTGATGAGATGATGGCACTACGCAAGGCACACAGCGAAGGTTTGCATAACCACGGTGTCAATGTCGAGAGTGGCGGTGTCATGCACATGGGCGAAGCCGGTGTCTATGAACCAAAGCGTGTTGTAGAACAGGCATTGAAGTCTGCTGTCGAAACAGCGACCATGATTCTCCGTATTGACGATGTAATTTCATCCCGCAAGGGCGGCCCAAGACAAGGTTAAATCTCGTCTTCTGTCGGCCATTCCCATGGTTGTAATTGATCACTGCTTATTTTAGGTGCGAAGTGTTTGCCATCTGTTGTCACACGGGGATTGGATCGTGTTGAAGCACTGTGTATAGCACCTCTATCTACCATCTTGTCCCAAAAGCCAGCCTTGCTGGGTTCGACCTTTGTAGCGTGAGCATGAAAAGAGTCTAATTCTGTTTGACCTGCCATTTCCTGTTCAAGTTCCGCAATCATCTCACGCAGGTATGATTCACCGAGGCCACCATCCCGCACAGTGGTAGCGACTTCAAAGTGGTGAACTTCTACCTGCCCTGTATCGAAGTTCGTTTGAGCGACACCTCTTGCCATCCCATCTTTGGATTCCCAAGAAATATCACCAAATGGCGATGCTGGTGTCATTAGATCTGACATGTAATCGGGAAACATTTCTTTTTCCCGTGCAGTAGGTGTTTTGTTGGGGTCTATCGTGTCTTCCCATTTTTCTTCGGGGTAGAAGAGGGGTGACTTGAGCAATCGCCAAGCCATGTCCATTGGCCCGCCTTTTTTGACAGCAGGACATTGGCACTTATCCGTTCCACTCTTGGACTTGCCACATTTTTTACAATCCCATTCAACCTCAATCGGAGGGGGTAATTTTTTGTTATCCCAATCTACCTCAATCGGGAGGGACTTCATTAGTAATGCGAAGGCGGTTTCAAAGGCGGTCATTCATAACCACCCGCCCTCCATTCATCGGCTTCTTTGATTTGTTCATCAGTGGGATAGCGGATAACTTGCATTGAACCGGAACAATTGTTTTTGATTCCATCTACTGGTTCTTTGAGCGAAACCCCGCAAACCCCACTATTGCGATAAGCAATCCTGCCACAGTCACGGCATTGTCGCAATTTGGATATAATACCCTTGATTAAAGCCCATGCTTGTTCGACGGCGGTCGTTTGCGGGTCGGCGGAGGCAGTGAAATAAGACGAAGGATGACGGCGATTTGCCTTAGAAGCGCAATCATCCCATTCAGTAAGTAATTGGCGTGCGAATGCCTGTAATTTTTCATTCAATCCGGTTTTTGCCGCTTGCGGGCCTAAAAGACCCTGTGTATGACCCTCTTTGTCATAATTGACACTGTGCTTCTCACCAAACCTGCCGCTTGCCCATTCTTCTAATTTTTCACGGAGGTTGTCGCACGCATTCTGTGTGTGGTATTGTAGGGTGTCATAGGTTTCCGGGTAGTCGGGATCGTCGTCGCCCATAGCATGAGGCATGTCCCATTCTTCGTGACCCCAAGCACTTGTTTCATAATACCATTTTGTGCTAATTTGAATACAACATTCGTCAGCAGGGAGGCTGTCATCATCATCCCAACCGTCCTTATCGGGTATTTTCATCGGCGGTGGTGGTGATGACATTTCCGGCGGTTCCAATGTCGCATTTTTGATAAGTGCGAACGCTTGTTCAAAGGCGGTCATTCTTTGTCCCACTCCTGCACATGGCCCACTGGCCTCTCTTCCCATAGCCGCTTATCATTAGCCCTACCTTGATTTTTATTACGGTGAATAAACCACCCTGCTTCTTTGAGCGATTCCTCGTCAATTTCCTTTCCTGCCAATTCTTCCTCCGAATCATCAACAAGGCTAATGTGTTCGGGAGCCACCTCACCAGATCCAAGGACATTCCATCCCAAATCCTTAACATCATCTCGGCTGTTTATGTGATCATCATCAATATACAACAAAGCAGGAGGACTACCATGAGAAATAGAACGACTTGCGGCATAGGCTCTTGCCATGAGTTCATCGGGAGTCATGTAAAATGATGGGTCGCCCATGAGCGCACCACCGGGATTCATAGCCTTGCCACCTTCTTGGAGGATTTTCTTTGCCGCCTCCATGGTAGTTCCGTGATATGGCATTTTCAGTAAAGCGAATGCTTGTTCAAAGGCGGTCATTCTTTCCCACCTCTCCATCCGAAGCCATATCCCTTGCTACAATCGGTCGGGCATTGAATACCACCAAGCATTGAATTGTAGTTCACCCATTCACCAGCGTCAATGGTTCGACCACAGGTCTTACAATTGCCAGTGTATTTAGCCTTAAAGGGGGCTTTCAGTAGCGAAAAGGCTTTGGTAAATGCTGTCACCATTCTTCATCCTCTTCCTGTTCCTGTCGCTCTTGATATTCTGCGAATCTCTTGCCAGCATCAAGCCAGCGTTGTTGCCACTCGGATTTAGGCACTTTTTCGGCTTCATCGGGATGAACCCAATTTGACCCACGCCCGAACTCGCTGTGCATGTATTGAGTGTCCGGGTCGTTCCAGTTCTGTTCTTTAGGTATTGATGCCAACCCTTTAGGAAAAATGCCCCTGCTTGCTAAAAGCCCAAGCATGTCAGCACTGTTCTCACGGGCTGGGCCAAACGACCCACTCTTACCGTATTTTGAGAAGTTCTTTCGGTATTCTTCTAAAGCATCCAAAAGCCCTGCACCCATAGACCTTCTTCGTAAATCCGATGGAACAAAGACACGCTCGATTTTGTTATCAATAACGGCGGCGAATGGGTTTTTTTGACCCAAACCGAACTGTTGCTCGGCTTCTCTATCTTCATCTATTGCGTCCATAGGGATAACTGCGGCATCCATCCGATCTATGTTGTTATGCTTGTGCCCAAAACCACGCTTGTCATCTTCACCTATCCATTCTCGCTGTGGTTCGATGTTGATTGGGAGTGTCCGGTCGTCTGTGGGGTCATAGAAGTCACCAACATACTTTTGCGCTGGGGCGTGGTCGTCGTCACCCTCCGTGAACTCACCCTCTAAAGGGCGCACTGAACCGGGAACGAAGGGCATTTTCAGTAGTAAGAAGGCTTGGTCGAAGGAACTGATTGTCATTGTTCCACCACCACCGAGTATAGATAGGCGAGGGGGAGCAGTATGATAAGAATTGGGATTAGGACAAATGCTCCCACTGCCTTTATTAGTAGGTTGCCCAAAGAGTCACCCTCCATTTTCTCACTCCATATCGGGGTAGTCCAATAACTCGGCGTCTTCGGAACGATTGCGTCTTATGAAGTCCCTTTCCCATTCTTCCATACCATTATTCCAGTCTGCTAAATCAATTTCCCTCTCCATGAGATCATCGGTTTCCGATGTGGACATTTGCCCTTGGAACTCATCGGGTAGTGCTATTTTACCCGACGCACCTTGTTGAAGGCGTTTTAATGCCTCCGACATGTGTTGATCTCGTTCATGGTCTTCATAGTAATATCCGGTTGTTCCTAAAGCATTTACTGGTTGAACTGCTCTTGGTGCCACCTCATCCCCTTCGTCGTTGTAATGCCAGCCTCTATGGGCACTCTTCTCTTCTTCGGGTGTCATATCATGGTCGGGCATCATCGAAGCAATCCACGCATAAAGTTCGTCTTCATCCATAAACTCGCCATCCATACCTTCAAGGTCGTCTTGAATGTAACCCATTGATTGCGGGTCGGCTGTAACGAACGACGCAGGGTTTCCGTCTTCATCGAAGCCGGGGTCGGGTGCCACTTTGATTGCTGGGTAGGTTTGGCGCATAGGTGGAACCCCGTGATGACTTAATCCCAAATTAGATAGAATACTTTGATTAAACGACGATTCGGGAACAGCAGATCCATACATCGCATAGGCCAATGCTTCTTCCTTGTCCTTTGTCCAATATCGGAACTCGTCGTTGATTCTGTCACCGCCGGAGTAAAGTGGCCCCGTGACCTTGCCGTATGTGCCTTGTGGTGTATCAACGCTCCACGGTGCCTTGATTAAATGCCAAGCCTCATCAAATGCACCCATAGGTTCACCCGCTTGCTTAATATCCCCCTGTGATTCTATCGGTCGGGGCATTTTTACCTGTTCCCCGCCATGTTGCCTTTGGTATTTGGCTGGCACTTTATTCCCTCTTGCTGTTGTCGAAGGGTGATATGAGAGGCGGTCATTTACTTCCTTTTCTTCTCCCGCAAATTGTCCCGAATAAGCACCTATTTCGTGTGCCATATTATAATTCGCTCTCGGTAATTCCCCTTCTGCAACCGCACTACTTATGGGCTGGTCTATTGCCGCATGGGTTCCTTCGTGGGCGAGAGTGGATGTTATTTCGGGTGTTTTATTTTCGGCTTCTTCCGCCGAAAGCATCTCGTCAGTCCACCCATATTTACCAAAAGCCGCTAAATTGACACCATTCATGGTTTCATAATCTTGCATACCACCCAATTTTTGCGGTGCCTTACTATCGAGATCCATTACATTGTTATTTCTGTCCACTCGACCTCGGTCTATTTCGTTGCCCTTCATATCAAGCAAGTTTGAACTTCCGTGGAACTTTGCTGTATCGGATTGAACAGTAGTAGTTCTCGGTTGAGAAGCACCTCTTCTAAAAGGAACATCTCCTTGCTGGGCAAACTCCCCTCGTTCCGCCCGTTCCTCTTGGGTAAATGGTTCATTGGCGGTTCTTACATCATCATCCATCACTCTTGTCGAAGGGCCACCATATTGAGTGTTCTCGGCGGTCATAGGAATACGCTGTTCTGTTCCCGTTGCACGCTCTTTGTTGTGTTTTTCACTCTCCATGTTATTGTAATCCGCTTGAAACTTGCGCTCTTTAGGATGCCACCAGCGTGGTTTTTGATAATCAACGGTGGTGGTGGCGTTTGCTTCCGGCCCCCAATAAGTTCCTGCGCTTGACCCATCGTCCATACCGTCTTTACGGGGGAAATACATTTCCGATTTCATCAAATGCCACACTCTATCAATTGCGCTCATTATGACCCCTCCATGTCCAATTTTCTTTTAATCTATCGTAACGGTCGTATTGATCTTCCGACCCCATGCCTTTCGGCTCATCTAAATATGGAGGCATTTCATTAAACGGCTTTAAGCCCTCAACCTCAACCATGGCATCCATCCATTCTTTGATTTCCGTTGCTTCGGGATAACCCAAAGCATCCCAAATGTTGAGGTTGCCGACGACAGTAGTGGGTTCCGTTATGTCGTAGGTCAATGAATTGTGTAGTCCCGCCTCCCGCACTTTCGCCACCGCTTGTTGGAGTATTCCTTCATAGGGTTTTGCCGAGTAGTTTCTTTCAACGGCCATCATATCAGCCGTTTCACGGTCAAACCCTTGATTCCTTGCCCAAAGTCGCCTCGCTTTATCCGATTGCGCCGAGTCCGGCTTCAACGGAACACCCCAATGGGTCAATAAATCATACATGTCTGTCCCCAAACCAAGCCCTTGTAGGCGGTTTGGTAAATCCGGCATAGGGGTGGAACGGGGATCTTGGGTTTGGGCGGTGTCTGCACGGGTATGATACCGACGACCGAACGGGTCGGTATGATTGTAAAAGTCGGCACCACCCACATGGCGGTCTTGGCCGTGTATTGATTCTTTAATTTCGTCTATATCTATTTCATTTGAACGAGCCGCTTCGGCCAATTGCTCTTCACTCATAGGTTGCGTCACCGACATTTCACCGCCTTCACGCCTGTAAGGTTCCCAAGCGGGTTTGTTTTTTGGGGGATTGAGAGTATTACGAAGCCACTTATCCATCCTAATGTTGTAGCGTTCTCCCGTGTGCGGGTGAATCCATTGGGCTGATGCTTCACCGCTTTGTAAATCCCGTGAGTTTCTTTGGGCCTGTCCACGGTGGTCTTTAGCCTCCATGAAGTGGGGTGGTTTGTCGGACGGCTTATCAGTCCACACGGGTTCAGTCACCGTGTCCCAGTCAATGGGCATCTTAATGAGGGTAAAGGCTCGACTAAATGCACTCACCAGTCATCACCCCAAATCGCTTTGCCTCCAACCGTCAATTGCGGAGGATTGTCGGAATGTGGTTCCATCTGTTCCAGCCAAAGGGCCAAATCATCTCTTTGCGCCCTTAGATATTCTTGATCGCCCGTATTGCTTTCGAGGAAATTGTTGTCCTCATCCAGATCAGGCAACCTATCCAAGAGTGCCGTGACAGGTAATTGCATGTTCCTCTTGTTGGTGAGGTATTCTTGGTATTGTTCGGCACTATCTTGCCCATCTGCATTTGACTCGCCCGGCCACCAATCGGCACCTCGATGCTCCACTTGAGAGTCAAGCATCCTCGCTCTACCCTTTGTATCGTAGCCAAAGTTCATAGGGTGCCTATCCCCAATTATGTGGGCTAAGGCTGTATGCGCTACATGGGCACTGCGTTCCGGTTTCTTAGAGGGATCCGGCGGCCAGTCGGGGTTTTTGAGGGAAAGTTTAGGCTGGATGTTGTAATGGCCCTGCCCGCCCTCCGAAAGTTCATTAGAGGCGTCAATGTATTTTTCCGAGGCAACTGGGAAGCCTAATTCCTCCAACGCCAAAACAATGGCATTGTCACGGTCTTTACCAACCGCACCAGCACCCTCGCCCCAGCCATTCGGGATTTTCGCAACGAATCTACGGTCATTCGGGTGTTTGAAGGTTTCCATCATGCCGCCACCGCCTAAGCCCAAACCCTTGGCACCCCCTTGAGTCAAGAGTTCGTGCGTATCAATATCGGTATCAATACTCGAAATCTCGTCACGCCAGTTAGGACTCCACTCTTTGAGAAGCGAAAAGGCTATGTCAAAGGCGGTCATACTCATTCCTCCGTATAATCGTGTATGATGCCGTCTTCATACATGCGTTCCCAAAATCCTTTGGCCGATTCAATCACATCTTGCCCCATAACCTTTGAGTCGGGATTCATTTTCTCATGCTCTCGCATTTCAGCAATCATTTGCACCAAAGCCTCACGCCCCTTACCCTTCCCTCTCATAGAAGGATCTATCTCAAAGTATGGAATGCGTGCCCCAATGTGAGTTCCGTTCCCCGTTGTATAGTCAGCACGGCGGTGAAGACCCCAAGCCTTCGGGTTCGCTTCATCATCAACCCAAAAGTCATCTCTTTTTTGGTGTTCAAAGTCGGAAACAGAACCCATAACCCCATCCCATGCCTTTTTTGGTAATTTGTCGGGGGCGACAAAGGGCATTTTCAGTAAAGCCCAAGCGGTGATGAAAGCGGTCATATTCCAAGCCCCTCCAAGATTTCTCGAACCATAGCCTCGTATGCTTCCGGGTCTAATCCACTTTCAGTCCTTGAAGGGAATTGTTGCATTACCTTGAGATTCTCCGGCCTAATAGTCCGGGGACTCCTTTGGTGTCCAGTAAAATATCCATAATCCGGCATCCAGTCTTCATACTGACCGGCGTGAAGTAAAACAGGCGTTTCATGTCCATTTGCATAATTCGCTAAGTCCTCGGCATTAGCATGGTCTTCATCGGCACCATATATCCACTCGCCATCCCACAAATCTTCAACCTTGTCCATCCCGTAATAGTCAGCCTGTCGTTTCAAATGAGCCTCCGCTTCATCACGGTCGTAGTCGTGGTATTCCTCAAGGTCGGTTAAAGCCTCCTTCAACCCTGCATTAGTCCCATTATGAATTGGTTTCAAACCCTCCGACATAATCGAAGGCAGGTTTGAAGCATCCGTCATATGATACGGCATTTTCAAAAGAGCAAAGGCGTCATCAAAAGCGGTCATATCCAACTACTCCTACCATGAACGGCGTTATACCACTTCTCTTCCGATTCTTCCTCTTCCATAGCCCGTTGAGCATTCCATCTCGCCCTCTCGCCCATAGTTTGCGCTTGCCTATCGGGGCGAATACCACCATCAACAAGATCCTCTAAAATCCTTTCAATACCCTTGGTGTCTTGAACCTGCGGGTGCCTAAGTATCTGATCCATCCTGTTTTTAGGCTCATAGTGAGCATCTTGGGCGGATTCGCCAGCGTAAGCACCATACTCTTGGGCAATACTATTATTCCGCAAAGAAGGCTCAACACTGTGAATCGCTTGATGGGTGGCCTCATGCGCCGAAATCCTACCAATCTTGGTAGCCATCGACCGTTGCTGGGCCGCATCGAACTCACGGTCTTTACGACGACCGATATTAGAAGGATGAACACGGGAACGGGAATAAGAACCATCTATCCCCAATTCAGCACCACCTACCAAATCATCATCTTCCGGCGATAACTCGAAATCCTGCGCCCCTATGTGCTTACGATCAAGGAAACCAAACTCATCAGTAGGCATAGCACGGTATTCCTCCTTGCTTGCGCTCTCCTTGAACAATTGCCAAGCGGTGTCAAATGCGCTCATGGGGCATCATCCTCTTGCATCCAAGCAGGTTGCTCTTGAGTAGTAGGAACTTGAACCACCCTCTCCGGTGGTATTTGATTTGGGAATATAGTAAAATTGCCGAATATGTCTTTTTTGTTTTGCTGTTCCAAACCCCCACCTCTAACTCCGAACATAGTAGGCTCACTTGCGTTCCTCTCTCCGGCAATATCGGCATATTGTTGGGAGGTAGGCTTTTCGGGAGATGTATATACTCCTTCGCCATAATTACCACCCGATGGTTGTAACCCATCCTGTTTAATTCGGTTTGTCATACTTTCCTGTTGTAAGGGTAACTTCTTTGGAAAAAGCCGCCTAAAAGGATTCCGAGTATTCATATTACGCCTCATATTGGCGTCCATTTCTTCGAGGTTGGTGTGTCTCTTTTCACTCGTTCCATGATAATGTGTGACAGGCCCATGACTACTGGGAAAATCCTCATGGTGTTCACCCAATTCAGTTTGGCGTTTTATTAACAACCAAGCGGTGTCGAAAGCGGTCATTCCCAATCACCCTCACTTTCTGTTAATGAACGGTGGTATTGCTCCCCTTGAGCGTGCCCTAATTCCATACCCTCCGATGAACGACCTTGCTCAACGAACAAATCCCACGGCGATACACCATCCGGGCAACGGTGACGGTTCTCCCAACCGGCCATTTCGTTGTCATAGTCCTCATCGGGAGCAAGTCCGTGAATGAGATGGCGTTTCGGCGGCTCATCCAAATGTCGATGGCTCAAACCATCCGTTAGATTTTCAGCGCACCTCTCGCATATTGTTTCCGAGGTTCCCCGACCACCCACTTGACTTGGGTTTGTTTCCCCAGTAGGGGTCGCTGTATCGGGCTTGTGGCTATCCTTATCAAAATGAGGATAAAACGAAGTAAAGTCAAGGCTAAACAGCCCACCGTCTTGTTCCATCCCTGCAACAGTGTCGGGAATGTGACCGTAAGGCGCAAAAGTAGATGACTTCACAATGCTCCAAGCCATTTCAAAAGCACTCATCTCTTCACCACCCGTAGGATCTTACCCTTCGTTTCACGAACCTTATTGCGGAGCGTAGTGCGAAGGTCGGGATTCTTAATCCGATGAGCAAGAGCAATCGCTGGCTTCAAAGCATCCTCTTCAACGCCACAGGGAATGTTCATTTTCACGCACCAAGCAACAAGTTCCTCCGTCGCTAAATTGGCACCCGACTTCGGCATGAAGGGACAACCGCCCAAACCGCCAATACTCGAATCAAACTCTCGAACACCATGAAGGTAGGCCGTCTCAACATTCGCCATCAAGTGCTTACCCCTGTGAAGGTGAAGTCCTATGTTTCGTGTCAAGTCATACACCACATCTATACCAAGAGCGATGTCAAACGGCGTAGCATCACCCTCCGTGTCGCAAAGAACAATTTTATCCCCAAATGTAAGGCCCGACTTAACAGCACTGGACAATTCATCCATACAACCGCCAAACGCCATCGAAATATACACACGAACCAATTTCGGGTCGATTCCCTCAAGTGCCTCAACATACCCTTTGAGTATGTTTTTAAGAGACAATCCGTAGTTCTCACGGTTGAAATCGTCATTAGGAGAGAAGAATATGTTGAAATTAGTGGCTCCAACAGCCTTAGCACGGTCGATTCCACGCTTATTCGGTATCAATACTGAAAGGCCGACACTATTTGAAGAATCCATACAAACACCCGTATAAACAGCCTCCGCATCAGCCATGTTCGGAACTCGCTTCGGATGGACAAATGAGGTCACTTCGATCTGTTTCAGCCCCGCTTCTCGGAGAAGGGCAACCAGTTCGATTTTGTCGGCAGTATTTACCACATGTTCGAGGCCCTGCAAGCCATCACGGGGGCCAACCTCGAAAATGTGAACACCCGCCATGTTTCCTGCCTAAACATAACTACCAAAAAAAGGATGGGGTGGTTCACCACGAAAAATGAGCCAAAAGAGGAAGGGCATGGAGTAAGCATGGGGATGCAGTTATTCGTGGCGAACCATGTGGTGACAGGGGGCGATTCGATATGAAAATTGCGGTGTGTGATGTGTGATGTCAAAGGTGTGAGGACTGACAAAAAAAGTTCTCAATTTTATTCCGTTTAGCATCTGTGGTTAGGGAAGCCCGCACAAAAAAAAAAAAAATGTGCCCGTAAGCAAGCCTGTGGGTGTTTTTTTTGCGCCCCACACAGCCAATCACACACGCCCACAGCATCACACATGGCCTCGCAGTGCCACGGTTAGCGGGCCGAGCCACCAATCACACACAGTATGGGGACGGCTGGGCGTAGGCCCAGCCCACCGGCCCAGTGACCCGCAGTGTCACGGTTACGGGGCTATTTGAGGCCCATTCACACGCTAAACAGGCCCATTCATCCACGATCTGCCCTCATTTGGCCTGTTCCATGTGTGATTCGGTGCTTCGCTGGGTGACTTGACACATGTGTTGAGAGGTGTGGTTCTTCATGTGTGATTGGCCCAGCCATCGACAATCACACACCAATCACACATCACACAGATCCGTGGCAAAACCGAGTCCACGCCGAGCCTCACCGGAGTGTGTCCTGTTGTGGTTGTTATGGGTTGCTGGGTTGCATTCGATTGCTGGTTGTTGGTGCTGTGCCATGTGCGTCGGGCATGTGTCATGCTCATGTCTCATGTCCCATGTCCATGTATCATGTGGGCTACTATTATCACTTTACTCACTTCTCTCTCTCTCTCTCTTCTCTCTCTCCCTATGTCCCTATACCCTTTAGGGCCTATTGATGATAGATGAAAGTGATGAAAGTGATGAAAGCCCCAGTGACCTTTGGTAAGGTGGCTGGAACTGGCTGTAAATGCCCTTGAATAGAACCGTGCTACTGTGGGCTTGTAGTAGCCGTTGGTTCATATAGGCCGGAGGGTGTGGATGGGCCATGTCGGAAGAGAACACCACATTGAAGCCCGCCCTTGAACTCCCCCTAACCGTTGCACTACGGGACTGGATGCCGGACATTGAGTCCCATGGTAACGACCCATCCCCGGAGCAATTGGTGTTCCTATCCCATCTCATCTCTCAAGCCCATGCTGGATTGCCAATCAAAGCGGCACTTGAATCGGTCGCAGGATCCGGCAAAACAACGGTGATTGACATGTCCTTCTACATTCTTGCTCATGCTCACCGTGCTGGTCGTCGATACAGCATCACAGCAACAGCCTTCAACGGAACTATTGCGGCAGTAGTAGTGAATGCCATGAAGAAGTGGAAACCCGATGGTGCTGACTGGACAAGTGGCGGTGGAACTGGAACTCTCAACAGTCATGGTAAGAAGTCACTGTTGAAGTTCTTTGAACATCCAATGGTCTTACAGAACAATCGCTACACATCCCTTGCTCGTATAGTGTCCTGTGACCTCCTTGCTGACCCAGTGCTTCGTGCTGACTATGAGAACAATATGCCATTGACTAAAGCAGGTAACAAGCGAGAGTCTTGGTCTTGGTTTGCTCTTGCTCGTTTCATCAAAGCGGCTACTGAAAAAGCGATGATGCAAGGATTCTTCACACCAGTAGGAACTAAGCCATCCGAAGAGGATTGGACTACCTACATGGACAGAAACCGTGACTCCCTCCGAATATCCGACCATCCAGTCGGCCCACAGATCCTTGCTCAATTGCCATCTATCATTGAGCGTGTAATTGACCTTGGTATGTTCCACCTTGAGAACGAAGGGGAGATTGCCCAGTGTTCACCTAATGCTATGGTATTCCAACGCCGGGACCAGTATTCCGGTTTCTTACAAGCGGCATCCAATTACACTGATGCTGAACTATTGGAGAAGGGACTCCGTGTCATGCCACCAACCACCAAACAGAACGGTGGTTCATCAGTGGTCGCAGTTCCATTCACTTCTCGCAATTACCGCACTGGTAAGTTCACTGACCGTCGAATTGAGATTAGGTTTCCTAATGAGCATTTTGATATTGCTAAGGCCATCAAAGCATCATGTAAGAAGGCCAGCATGGACAAGACAGGACGCTTCACAATGTTTGGCACATCCAATGATGGCCCTTTCAGTCAAGAGAAGTGGGACAAGCGTTCTCAAGCGACCTTCCAATCCGATGAATGGGTCTTCTCCGTCAAGGATAATCAGCAGGATATTGATGGGTTCATCGCTACTGCTTTTGAGCATGGTATTGATGTCGCCCCAGCATTTGCTACTGGCAATCAATCCGATGCTACTGACGGTGAGTATGCGGCTACTTTCAGCCACTTGGATTGTATCTACGCCCCAGCATATTTCAACATCCCAGCATGGAGACAATTTGATATGATGTTCTGTGATGAAGTGCAAGACATGTCCCCACTTCAACACGACCTACTGGCAGGACTTCTCGTCGATGGTGGTAATGTGGTTCTTGTTGGCGACCGTCGCCAATCACTGTATTTGTTCGCAGGAAGCGACAGTCGGTCATTTGACTACGGTGTTGAAACCTATGGCTGTGAATCCTTCCCAATGACAATATGCTGGCGACAAACTGTCACACTTGCTGATGAAGTATCACTACTCATCGGTAGCCGTGATGGACAGCGCACCATGTATGCCGACCACCGTTCACCAGTGGAACTCATCCCAACATGGAAACAAGGATCCTCATCCACTGTTCACCATGTCAATGCCTTGACTCAAAGCGTAGAGGTAGGAGACATGGTTCTGTGTCGTATTACAGCCCCTCTTGTATCATATGCTGTCGCTACCCTCAAGCAAGGAATACCTGCCCGTTTAGCGGGTGGTGGCGACCTTGAATCACAGGTTCGTAACATGTGGTCGGGTAAAGTCGGCATGAGCATGGTCGGTGTTGTTGATAAGAAATTGTCCGAACTTCAATCGTTCACCTCAAGACATGGACAAGGTGCTGACTACCTATCCGCTTTGTTGCTCAAACTGACTCAACAGTGCAAGGGTGATTCTGTGCAAGCATCCAACCATGATGACTACCGAACTGCTACCGATATGATTGAGGCTACACTTGCTCTCGCTGACCGATACACCACCGAAGAATCAAACCCTACCAGCATTGGTTTCTGTGGCGATAACAAATCGGATTGGCTCTCTCAAATGTTCGTCGATCCAAATGAAACTGGCGAAGCATTCGTTCTGTTCTCATCAGTTCACCGTGCTAAAGGATTGGAGCGCAAGACTGTTCACATCATCACTGACCGCATGGTTATTGATGCTCAAGGTGAAGAACGCCTGTCACCATGTTTCATGCTACCATGGTCGATGAACACATCGGCTGAAATTGATCAAGAACTCAACGCAGTATATGTTTGCATCACCCGTTCTATGGACACCCAGCGATACTACACCAACAACAAAATAGTGTCCACTGGCGATACTCCGAATGACCTTGAACATGCTATGTGGATGCTCAACGGTGACGACATTGAGATGGGTTCATGGCCTGTGTCAAACGACGAGGATGAAGACGAGGACACCACTACACCTTCTCACATGTCAGTTCCAGATCCTTCTTTTGAGGACACATTCATGGTGCCTACTATGCCCCAATTTGCATGTGTCGCTGATAGCAAGGTGCTTCACTTAACCAATGATGCGGAGTTCGCTATGGACTTCATCCAGCAGGTTATGGGTGAGGATTATGATGTTGAAACATACCATGCTGGCACCGAAGTCGGTGGGCATTCAGTATGGATGACATCCGAGGTCATGGATGACGACATCACACAGGCTGTCGCAAGCCACTGGCAAGCGGCTCAAGAATGGATTTGAAATACAGTGGACAGGATGCGACAAAACACGGAGGAATAGATATGGGATGTGAGCGAGCGAAACAATTGCGAAAGACTGGTGCTGACAACCAGCACATGATCGCCAAATACCTCAAGGTTCGACACACAGATCTGAATGCCGAGGATGTATCAAGTGAAGGTTACGAAGGGCTGTGGTGCAAACTCCACGGAGCCGTTGGTGAGTTCCATTCTAAGGTGTCTAAGGCTGGGTGTGTGTGTTCTTTGAACTCCGCCCCATCTAAGACAGTTCGCCGTGCCAGCGTTCACTTCACCGTGCTGTCCAAGGATGGCACATCAATCGCCAAAGGATGTTCCCAAACACCCCACTTTGATGGAGGAAAAGTGTTTCAATACACAGTCACCGATGGAGTCAGTGGTATGACACCAAGCACCGACCAACAACCAGCGACTCTTGATCCACGGCACATTGGATGTGCCAATTGTATCAACCGAGTTCGTGCGGCTATGCGTCTCAACAATACACCACAAAACACGGAGGAATAAATATGCCAACACCAAGAATAATCAGCGATGTCAAAAAGAATCGCCAAACAGGAACACACATTCAAGTGGACTTTAGCATCAACGAAGGTGGATATTATCAAGCAACATGCTATGCTCACGGCCAGTATTGTAATTCGGACACACTGCGTTCTATTCGTCGCATAGCCACAGATCCACTTGGTTGGTGCAGTGGATGTGCCCAAGTATTCGTTGATAATGGCGGGGTCTATTGAACACCACAAAGCACTCAAGGTCGGCCAGTAATGTTCTCATCATCCCCCTAAAACGGGGGCTGGTTTTGCTGGTCGGCCACTTATTTATTTGCGTTTAATTCTCTTTTTTTGCACATTAACAAAAGAAAGACTATAAGCCGTCAGTGTCACCTGCGGCAGACACCGGACAGGCGGCCCCTTGAATATCGGGGGGTTCATATAGGCCGGTGTCTGTGGGTTGGTTGTAGCGGGTCAAACATCACAACCTGCTGACAAATAAAAACGGAGGACAAAAACATGCAAGCAATAAATGAAAATAATGAGCCAAGTGCTACCCTCGACCACATCGTGGTTGTTGGCAGTATCACCCAACGAACGCCAACACAGGTTACTGTGTCCTACCCATCTATGATGGGCGACACTGACTTGACAGTCACTCGCACCGAGTTCGGTGCTGGTGGTTCAATTGGTGTGCGACTGAATGACACCATGAGCAACGAAGACACCAACCGTGCCTTCGCTATCAAGCGATGTGTTTGTCCAACATGCGACAACAACAACGAAGGATCTGAAGCCGTCATCAGTGGTAACACAGACATCAACACATTAGTTAGTGAACTTGAAGCAATCAACGCACGCCGTGTCGTCGTTGAAGTCAATGAGAATCGCACTACTATCAAATGTGGCACATGTAAGGGAACTGGCAAGGCATCTACTTTGCCTCAATCTATCTCCCCTCTAATCGACGGTGAATGGCAAGACCTTACTGAATCCATGAATGGTGGCGAACTACCGGCATCACACATGCCAGTATTCCCTTCTTCATTCAATGGTCGTCGTGGTGGTATTGTTGATAACATCACTGACATGACAATGGTCTTCAAGGAAGCACAATTGGAGAACACCAAAGGTGACATGGTTGGAACTGGTATCTACACCGTTCTAAACGAAGGATATGCCAATGAGGACAATAACTACCTCGGTATGCAATTGGGTCGCCCTAAGACCGATTGCTACGCCTTTGCTCAACACAGCACCATCATTGACGAGTTCGGTGATTGGTCTTCTAAAGCAGGATTGCCTTACACTACATACGGAACAAACTACGGCCAAGACGCTGTTATGGACATCCGTGTTATTGATGGTTCAATGACAAAGCAGGAAGTAATGGACGACCTTCAAACTCGCTTAGAAGCGGGTGAGTTCGGTGACAATACTGGCTACGGTTTAATGTCCACATTGGAAGCAAACCCCGACCTTGGTAACATTGGATTCGGAGTCCAGATCCGCCATTCATTCGACGGTGCCCTCACCATTCGTGGTGTCTCGGAACGCCTATGGTGCTTGAACGGCTGTTCATCCACTAAGGAAACTGTTATTCTTTCAGCAACCCACAAGAAGGGTGTTTTTGAGAACCTTAACTTTGGCAACATCGCTAAACTTGTAATGACGGCGGTTGCTTCAATGGTTGCTCAAAACAGCGAGGTTGAGAACATGAATGATATTATGCTCGGTTCCCAAAACCTTGAGGCTCTAATTGCGCTTCAAGTGAACCGTGGCCTCATCTCCTACCCATCTATCGGACAGGACTCTCAATTGACTGGTGGACGCCAATACCGTGCCTTTACTCAAGGCTGGGGCAACCCCGAAGAAGCATGGGTCGCTGTTGGCGAAGACTTTGGAGGTTCTCAAGTCGGTTCTCTTTACCAAGCATACCAAAACACCAACGGTATCATCAATCACCAACCTGCTGTCAATGATGCACATGGTAGAGTCGATGGTGGTAAAGCGGTTTCATTCGCTAAGACCAACGCTGACCTTGCTAAGCAACATTCTCTCTTTGTTGAGATACAGAACGATGCTCAACGGGCTTTCGCTGAAACAATGGGTCATTCGCCACAAGGCAACGAACTCAATGAGTTCATCGCTGAACATGGCATCCCAATGCTCAATGAAATGGTCGCTACTGAAACTCGATCTGAAACTGTTGGCACTGATTCACACGGCAACATCACTATCCGTGAATGGAACGCTGGTGACATCCTCCCAACAGTCGTAAAGAATGTTGGACAGGCCAATGAAGTCTCTCGCACACTTGACGCAATCTACACCCCTATGGCGGTGGTTGCTTAAGTCGGGTAAGTGACATTCCCATCCCAAGTGACGGCCAGTGAAATGCTTGCCCGATGAGATGTTGAGTCACATACCACATACGATGGAGGAATTATCATGGCTTCAATGACACAACCAAAAGCACCGCACACACCAGTGCAGATCTGCTTCCGCAGGATGCCCTCAATAGACCCGACGGGTCTAAAGGGGCTTCTCGTTGATGAGGAATCCCTCAACGCACCAAGAGTGCTTGGGATTCTCCCTTACACACCACTACCTGCTGGCATGAAGGCTGGCGGTATGGTGGCTTGTGTGGGTGCTGGTGGCGAGCGTTTTGCTTGCGACTACACTACACTCATCAAGGACACTTTACCATGCAACGAAGAACACTATACTGCCCTTATCACCGAGATGCGTGACAAGGCTGGCTGGGATGTTCAAGCAATCATGGCTACATCTATCAATCACACACTTCGCACTATTGAGCGAGTCGCTGGCGACACATCAGCCGAGGAACTTGCACAGGTGCCGGACAGTTCGTCACCAATTACTGACGACAGCACCATTGAGGTTGAGGATTTCGTGATCGACTTTGAAATTGTCAATGATGATGTGGATTCTAAAACTGGATATGGTAGCGATGCTTTCAAGGAGGAATGGGCATGAGCAAACCAAACGATCAACACCAGCAGTGGCTTGACTTGAACCCATGCGGTATGTGCGGCAACGCACTGAACCGACCCTTCGGTCGTGAGCGTTCACATGGCAATTACATTGTCCTTGAAGCCACCCAATCATGTGGCGGTAAAGACATTCACGATCTCCGTAATAGTCTCCGTAGAACATATGTCGGTCGCTGTTGTTTCGGTTCTTTGTCACCAATGATGGAGGAATCAGTATGAGTATTGTCGGTTCACTACACATTCAGTGTGGCTTTGTTGGCAAGTGCGGTGGACATGTGTTCCCCGTCGATGCTGACCGCTACCTTTCCGATCTGGCTGATGTTGCTATGAACTCCGTGAAGGAGGGTCATGCTGGCACTTATTCATACCCTAATCGCTACTGTCCTGCCTGTGAAGCCATTGACAAGCACCGTAGTGTTGAAACTGCTCAACAGCGTGACGAGCGAATAGAAGCCCGTCGTTCGGCACAGGAAGCGGAGATGAAGGAGGAATCAGCATGATTACCGATGACCCAACCTGCCCGATATGCGACATGCCAGTGCGTATGCACACAGCGACCTTCGCTAAGGTTTGTTTGCATGAGATATGCCAGCAATATATGTTCACCGCAAAAAACACAAGGAGGCAATCCCAATGATTTACTGTCTCAACCGAAACCCGAGATCCATTGTCACATGGTATTGTGGATGTGGGGAGTGTGATTCTCAATGAGTGATTCAGCACGAACAATGGTGGGCAGTGTGTGGTTGGAGCAATTGCTTGAGGAAAACACACGCCTCAAGGCTGGTATTGCCAAATACATTGACACCATTGAAAAGGGCGGTTGCGATACCGAACCTGTTGAATGTATTGTTGAAGAACTGGAACTATTGTTGAAGGAGGAATCACAATGAAACAACCCGATGATTATTACCGCATGAAATACGCCCTACTACCGATCGATGTGCAGAAGTTCAAGGAACCTGTTGAGGGTGACATATGTCGCTTCTGTGGCGAAGGAATCGCCCAGCACACCATCGGGTCACTTCAGATCTGTCTTGCAGGATTTAGTGGCTACAATGTGGATAATGTGACACATCACTCGTCGAAATGTGGTCGTCACTGGCAAACCAAATTGGAGGAATGCCAATGACTCATGCACCTACCTATGAGGAAACATCAACGGTCGTTGGTGACGAACTGTGGGACATGGTTGATTCTCTTACCAAAGCATGGCGTGTGTCATGCGGCGACAAAGAGGGTCAAGATCTGTTGCACTACTTAGCCGGTCATACAGGCCGTCATGCTATCAACGAACTGATACTTGGCTTGCCAACCTTTGGCTGTGATGAACACTGTCTTGATAAAGGACATGCTAAACAAAAACTCATCGCAAGCATAATCATCAACACCACTGTAAATGGTGCCGACGACATGGAGGATCTTGTCTATGCTCTTGCCAGTGACTTGGCACGAATGACGAAGACGCTTGAGTCTATCAAGAAACTGGCAGGTGATGAATGATGCCGGACGAAAGTGCCTACATCAAATCGGAAATGCTTATGGAGATTAGGATGCACCAATCGACCCTCAAGGAGATCGAAAGGCTTACCGAATCAATAGAAGCAAACACTCGCTTTGTCTTGGAATTAACCAAACGCCTTGAGCAACGGGCGGCTACAATAGAGGACTTACAAAAGCGGTTGGCTGACATTTCCACAGTGGAGGAATCACAATGAGTAATTCGTCACATAACATTGAGACTTTTGATAAAGAACTCTCATACGAAGTTCGGATCGGGGTGGATGGGCTTGTGTCCACTGGCATGGATGCAGTGAACGCCATTCTTCAAGAAAGAGGAATCACATTCGACACAGGAGTAGCCATCAACGATGGCAAACCCATCATGCGTTCGTGGTTCTTGGATTGGTCTTTGGCTGGTGCTACACCACAAACTGTGATGAGTCTTTTGAAGGAGAACGATGTTCCCTTTGAAGTTCTAATTGACATAGAGAAGGAGGAAGACGAATGACTGGATTTGTTGAAGCACGGTATGAGGAATTACCTTTGGTGAAGCATCGCATGGTTCGACGCATGTGGAACGCTGTCAAGCAATCCACTGGCACACCACCTACCTTGATCCACTACCGACCACCTCAAAAGTATCACGATGGTGTATGGGAACCTCGTTCGTCTTGGGTCATACACCACGAAACGGGGACATTCACATTCAGTGGACAGAAACCGGCGGATATTACAGAAGGTATTCGCCAAGAGGGATTGATACAACAGGAGGCTTGAAAGAATGACTAATTGCTTATGGAATTGTAAAGAATGCAATAAGAAAGTTAAGAATAAGGAACGAGCCTTTCATTCGTTTTGGAACTACGACCTATGTTTAGATTGCCATAAAGTGGTGGACTACGACGACTACTACCGAGAATATAATTTAGAAACCAAAGAATACACCAATGTTTATTGTTTGAAAGACGGTGGATTTAGGAGGGATGTAAATGGGTAGATATGGCGGATTTGAATGCGGTAAATGTGGTGGTAGTCACCGAGGAATATGCCCTTCGTATGCTGATGCAACGGAGATCACAATCGACGAGGAACGACGCCGTGGGAGTGTGTGTCGCTGTGGCGACCCCAAGTGCCCTCACCGTGCATCGTGCTACTCATTCGTGGCAAAGCAGGAGAAAGACGAAGAGGAATGACTAATCCTACCGTTGATTAAATACCCCGAACCCAATGGCATAGAACATGGCGACCAAATCCAGCAAGAAGCGAAAGACCCGTGTGATGTGCGACATGCCGCAGATCCATAGACTTATTGATGAAGCAGTAGCAGACGGTGTGAAGGATGTGGTGAACCATGTGTTGAACCTATACAAGCACGCTCGCTATCAGCAAAAACCAACACCCGCTTCTCTCCGACAATGTGTCCGTCGAGAATGCAAGAAAAGAACACTTAGAAAGAATACGACCGTAAAGGAACCGCACATCGACTACCTCGCTCCGAAAATGAGGACGAGAAGCGGCAAAGGAAATGCGTCATATTATTACGAGGATCACGACCCGAAGGAAGTCACAAGGGATGTGACAAACCACTGGGGCAAGCCTCACAATTGGCAGAAGACGGTGAAACCTGATCCAACAGTGTCTCTCAAGCAAATCGAACGCCTCACAAAAACCATCACTGACAAATTAGAACGGTCAGTGCTTCGCCTCAAGGCTTTGAATGAGGAAGAGGGTAAATTGCTACTTCTAATCGGGGTGTTGCGGGGACGAAGTGAAGTTCTTGAAGCATTCAATAACGATCCGCAAACGCTCAAGATTCTGTCTTGGCTCAACGAGTGAGTGGATGCTTCGTGTCAAAACGCTCAAGGGAAATCCTCTCAAAATATGAGAGTTCATACATGTCCGAGGAAAGGATATACCGACGAAAGGCTGGCGACTGGAAAGCCGTCATACTGGAACTCCATGCGGATCGAGGAATGCTTCTTGGTTCGTCGCAATACGGGGAGATGACTGGTGTTGAACGGGTCAAGTCGTTGGTCGCAATAGACCAACCTATCTACGACGCTCACACTCGCATAGCGGAGATAGAGGATTTGAGGGATAGAGCGATCCCCATTCCCACTGGTTACAAATACCGTGTCAAAAGCATAAGGAATAAAATACACGCACTTGACGACGAAGCACTGGGGGTATTGGAATGATAGCATGGGAAGATCCAACGGACAGGAAGAAGGAGTTCGTTATGTCTATCACCGACGCTGACCGTGCAGGATGGCACGAAGCACTGATACACTTTCCATATGGAGAGCCTCACTTCAAGCGTGTTCAAGGAATCCTCGAAGAACTTGGATATTATCGTCCCCGCAATAGGTGGGAGTGGGATAAACAAGAGGTAACATACATGCGAAGTGTGGATGATTATTACCTCACCAAACTACGCTACAAAGAACCCGAAGGAGAGGAAGAGGAATGAGTATAACAGAACTTAACTGCCCCGATTGCGAAGGGCCAATGCACACATGGACTGACGGCGATCACCCCGACGAAGGGATGATACCAAGGGCCAAGTGCAAAGCATGTGGTCGCTGGATATTCACTGATTATTTTAGGACACGCTTTAACACGAAGGAGGAAGCAGTATGAGTGAGGAATTAGATCTTGGCCCGTTACCAATGCCAAGCGAAGAGGATGCAACATGGGCTTGGCGGCTATGGAACTCACTACAAATTGGTGGTGAAACACTGGGTGTAGAAGGTGGGATATGGGATATGCCTAATGTCGGTCGCTATCGTCGGACAGGACAGACCGAACTGACACTTACGGAGATTCATGCCGACATGATGCCTGATCGATTAGGTATTTCTGTATGGCATAAACATGACTGGATCCGTGTGCTTGCAGACACCATTGGGTGGCATGTGGTAGGCGACCAAGTGGAGAAGGCTGATTCGGATTCACTCGCAATCGAAGAGAATGAACCTCGTATGGAACATATCGGTAAGGTGTGGGCATGTCCATGTGGCATGGTCTATACATTACTGGGTGCTGGAACTACTGAACCCCGACTCAAGGTGGGTGAAAACGGTGACTGTATCAATACAACATGTGACATAACCATCCCTCACCCACACGCTGGTGTGTTGAATGTGGTGAACGACACAGCCGTCATCGCAAAAATGGAGGCTCAAGAACTTCTAAGTATAGCACGGGATGAGGATGAATACCCGGCTCCACCTATGGATGCTCACTTTGTTGAGAGCGATATTCCCCCGATTAGCGAAGAAGAATAATCGAGGGGTTTAAGTAGGCTACCCCCTGTGGATATGCTATGGGCAACCAAAACAGACAAGGCTGGAATGAATTGAGCAACGCACTATCCTTCGGTGGCACTACTCATCATAAGAAAACAACAGCCATCGAAACCACTCAAGAAGAGAGAGAGGCTATGTGGCGCAATATGAACAGTGCTGAAATCAAAGAAGTGCTTCACTATGACACAGAAAAAAACAAAGAACGCTTCCATGAATTGCGTGTGGCTTTTTACAGGACACCCAGTAAGACTGGGCGATTAGTGATGAATGATGGGATTGGTTGTGAAAATTATTACGCATTGAACGGCAACCAGTCATGGCAAGAGGCCATGATTGTTCTACAAAACGAAAAGGGGGCTTCTCAATGAGTAAGAAACGCTTCACAGCATTCGTTGAAGCACTATCCGACGAACAGATCGATGACCTCGCTGGGGTCGGTGCATCAGTTCGTGATTTTGGCACAGCACTTGAGTCGGAGTTCTTGGCTCGTCGTGGCAAACTACTGACCGCCGAACAACGCAAGGAGAATGACGGCAAGCCGAACGCTGTCGCCAGTCCTACAATAGACATAGAAGTCCCCAATGTTATGTGCATCATGCTCCAAACATGTGATGAGAACACCAAGACAAGGGGTCACGGCTACGCCAATGATGTTGGGCTATCCGACAAGGTGAAGACTGGTAATGTCCCACCTACGCTCGTTGCTGAAATCCTACTTGACAAACTCATTGGTATGCTCAACGGCAAGGTTGCCGACAAAGCACTGACCGAGGTTAAGAATGCCCTCAAGGACGGTATGACTGTCACTGATGGTAAGTTCACATTCGATAAGAAGGCGGCACCACCGTTGAAGCACGCTGTTGAGGTTGCTGAATGGATGGCCGAACTCAAGACATCATTCGTTGGCTCTACCAACGGTGCTACCCACACCAGCATGGAGGTCATACCAATACCTCTAGATCCACATTCCACACCACTGATGATGAACGCCGACATAACAGGAGTCCTCCCGTCGCCTGTTGGTTCACCACCAACCCCCAACCAAGATGTGGAACTTGTAAGTCCCGATGTTGTCGCATCGGGCAACTCTACTTTCATTGACTCCTTTGACGAGGTGGTTGTATGAGTGGTTCGTCGCCAAACATGGAACCTTTCTTGATTGAGAAGGTCGAACACCTATCCAACATGGTGACAAAACTAATCGATCAAGTCGAGGAACATGATGCTGAAATCATTCGCATGGCTGAACAATTAGAAAACCAAAGCCATATACTCCAAAAACTCGGTGTTCTAAAGGATAAGTGGGAAGAACAATTTTCCACTCTTGAAGAGGCCATTGAGGAACACAAAAGGGAGAACCCCAATGACCGTTTATACGAGATAGCAAAGGCCATAGAGGAACTTCAAGACATATTCCGCAACAATGGCATCATCACTATACAAGACAAGATCGTGAAGGATGTTATATTTAATTCCGGCATAGGAGCAGTGTAATAGATGTCCGATAATCGCTACAACCAAAAGGAACACGCTGTAATACAGACCACATTCACCATAGGTGAAGAAGTCCGTATTTTGACACAGGATGCCCAAGACACACGGATCATGAACATCCGTGTCTTTAGAGTGGCTCCATCACGCAACGGTCATGTTGGCTTCACCAAGAAGGGGTTCTACTTGACCGAGAGCGAAGCACTGGAACTGCGAGACAAACTCAATGAACTACTCCATGAGGATAACATCTCAACCCTATTCGACAAGGTGGACACCAAAATGACACCTGTGCCGGAGACTCTTAAGCGAGGTGGTGTATGATGACTAAACTGAAAGCATACACACCGGAATGGTTCTCCGTCAAAGAGCAAGAACTCCAAGTCCTTTGTGACGAACTATCCGAGAGAGGATGGCATCCAGCATACTTTGTTTCCGACGATCCTACTCAAGAGGTCATGGCTAATACCTTGGTTCTTTGGCGAACTGTCGTCGGCAAGGTGAGCCGTGCCCCGAAACCACTGATGGTAGATTGCCTCTACATTTGTGCTAAACTGTCGGGCAACCGTGTTGGTATCAAGGCGGTAAAACGAGCAACAAAGTTCCTGTATGGAAAATCAGTAGAGGTATTGCCTCTCGACCGACGACGGGATCTGCGCCGTTGGGTTTGGACATACAAGGCAGAAATCCTCGCTCTCTACCCCGATAAGCGGGCGTGGGATGACTTCGTAAGCGCATGGCGTGACAACACAGTCGAGCCAGCGTATTTTGACGAGGAACCACCAATGTGCCTGTCGTGTGGGCGTGATGACTTGGAATTAACCACAGTCGTTAATCACCAACGACAGCACAAGGGGGTTGCCCATTGGGTTAAGCCCGGCACTCCCTTGAGATGGATTCCACAGAACCGATTGCTTGAAGCAACGGTGTGCCCGAACTGTCTCTCGTTTTACAACAAATCTATCAAGAATAAGGAACTAATAACAACAAAGGAGGAATAAATATGCAAACAAAAACATGGAATATAATAGAAATAGGCCCGCATGATGAAAATATACGATTTATAGGGGGGAACAGAAGCGTCGATCCAAAAATCGTTAAAAAACTGAAAGCCAGCATGACTGAACACGGTGTTTTGTCAGCCATTACAGTGATGAAGAAGCGTAAGAACTTTCACATCGTGGACGGTCAGCACCGCTACACCGCCGCTAAAGAACTGGAATACAGTATGCCAGCAATTGTCATCTCAAATGGTGATGTTGAGGCAATCAAAGACATGAACACTATTCAAAAGTCGTGGTCGCTGACGAACTTTGCTGACTTCTACGCTGAAATGTCGCCGGAAGAATCGACACAGGAAGCCTATGTTGAATTGAAGGAAACCCAAGAAACAACCACTTTGAATTACAGTGCTTTGCTCCACATACATGGTAGCACCATTGGCCGTTTCAAGAAGGGGCTATTTGTGATAAAGGACAGGGAGTTCGCTGATAAGGTAATTAGCCATATCCAAGACATACTACCCTATGTTCCCTTTGCAGATCTCGCTCGATTCATTGACGCCTATGCTCGCATGGTAAAACATGAGTCATACAACCATGAACACATGTTGCATAAATTAGAAGTCTATACTGGTCTTGAAAACCCACCGATTGACATTGATAAGAAAGCCAACCCAGCAGGATATGGCCGACTCATGCAAGGTATTTTCAATTACAAAACAAGGGTAAATGATTTGGTAATGTTCGCAAACTGGTGATTCTATGCAAGGATATACAATAGGCGACCGATGGGTGAACAACCACACTGGTGATGTAGCACGAATGACTGGGTGTGAGACTGTTATTATCAAAAGTAATGACGAATGCAAAGGCACCGGAGTTCATGTCTATACCTTGACCTATGAAGACGACTCGATCTACATGAGAAACGCACTGACTCATCAATTCAGCCATGTAGTCCGAATGGATGAGGAATGTATCAAATTGCACTTCACCTGCCTTGAGACAAACGACGAAGAGGAATGAATATGAGCGTGAACTTCACACATATTGCCGCTTGTTGCAGACAAGCATACAATGGTGTGCGAAGGCCATACATCGTGGCGGAGTCGGCATTTGCTATGACTCCCAAGGAGATACCCGAACTCATAGACTTCTTTTACGAAGACAGCCGACTTGACAGGAAATTGACCGACGAGGATCTGCGAGAGATTTTCTATCATCTCACAGACCTTTACCCCGAAGAAGCGGTAGCGGAACCCGACACTGTGGAACTGTTATCGAAACTGGTGACGACAGGAAATGAAACCAAAATGACTTTCGGTTTCGCCTATCAACGGATGCAGGATATACTCAATGCTGATTCAAACCAAGTCCGTGCTATGATTATGCGTATCGTGTTGAAACGAACTCATCCCCGTGATGCCTATTGGTTCATCCTTCGTTTGACACGAACCGCTAATCCTTTCAAGCGTCGGGATATACTCACGGCACTGGCAAAACAATACAACATTCCAGTGCAACGCTTGATGAAGGAATCTATGTTCTCTTCACTAAAGGCAGTGGCGGAAAAGGTGTTGGCTGGTGCTGATATGATCGGAGTGCCGAGGATTGGCGATTCGATGATACTACCACTACCACGCCGACATAAGGGAGAGGATTTACCTTTCACCACTGCCAATGCTGAACTTGAGGTTATTCGTGGCGAACGACTGACTCTCCATGTTGGGGAGTCGATTGGTTCGATGTTGTATGACCCACATGGTGTTGAGGTTGAGGAAGTGGACAGCACTCAATTAGCATCCTGTCTTGAAGAAGGCATCTATGTGGTCGAACATACACCCCAAGACGATTTCCCCCTCAAGGTATGCGACATACTCACATTGGAGGGACAGGAAGCCCATGACTGGGACAGACGGAAACGCCGCCAATACATACAGGATGAAGTATCAGATCTACTCATCAAGGAAACGCAAAGCGTGGACAACATGAAGCAGGTAAAGAAACTTGCACCAAAGAACGGAGTGTGTTTCATACATAACCCCGCTTCTAATCTCTCTTACACCAGCGACAACAAAGAGGTGGTGCTATTCAGCACGAAGCACAACGGAGAGATATTCCGTGTGGTTGCTGGGGTATGGCAACATGAACCAGCCCGTGGCTTGGTGTTGAACGGCTGGTGCGTAGCCGCCCGTGATGGCATTGACGGTTATTATGAGGTAGGAACTATTACTGCCGAGCATCACATAGAGAAGCGTTTAGCACGAATGACAGGAGAAGCAAAGGCCGTTGAAGGGTCACGGGTGGATATGAAAGCACCAACCTTTGTTGAGGTTGAGATCCACTTCGCTGACTATGACGACCGTGGCATACACATTCAAGGAGTCATCACTGATTTGGCACCAACCGCAGGGTTGTCCGATGTAGTCCCTGTCGAGGATGTAGAGTATTTGGTAGGTGAAGACGATGCTTGAAGAAGAGGACATCACTATACTACTGGTAGCACACAACATTAGGTTCCGTATTGCTTCACGCCTCACCACGAAGAACCAAACTGGGTATGACATAAGACCCGAATGCGACCTCTTTGGCCGTAGAACTATTCCAGCGCAAGTGAGCGCATTCCTGATCGAGAACGGGTTGCCCGTTCAACAGCGATACACTAAAGCCCATCATTTGACACGGCTTTTGAGGCTGATGAAGCCGTTCATCCATTTCACTAAGGATCCGGAAGGTTTTTTAGCCGTCTCGGCTCATGTCGGTAGTCTTCCCGAAGCGACTACACATGCTGGCGTGTTGGAGATATTAGATAAATTAGAGGTGATTGAATGAATCTGTTTGAAGACGAGGCACTTGACACGAACGACTGGTTCGATGTATGCCCAAACGCCGAGGATATTATTTTCGATGAGAAGAAGGTATCACTGTTTGATGCCATGCGAAAGTGGTTGAACGACTACGACCGCCTCCATGTAAGAGATGCTTTGGAAACCGCCTCCACACACCACGCATTCATGCTTGATGTTATGAATGCCACATGCCCCAACGATCCAACCGTGATGTTTGCCGCCCGTGAACTATTACAGAAGGAGAGTTTTGGTATTATGTATTCCCTGCTGGCACTTTCAAAGGATGGTTCCGGTCGCCGTCGCATTACCTTTCCAAACAAAGCCCCAAAGCCTGTGCCGAACCGCCTACTTGCTGTGTTCGGATTGCGACCAAGTGAACAGAATTGGTTTGAGAGAATTGTAGCCCGTGAAGAGAATGTTCGGGCGGTCTTACCACACCTTTTAGACAGCGATTGGGATTTCATCATCCATGATAAAGCAACGCTACTAAAACCGACCCCTAAACAGGCTACTAAGAGCCTGTCCATTGAAGATTGGGGGTCGAGTCGATGACACCCCAACCTATATACCCAACCCCCTATTGGCATGAATCCCACGGAAGTGTAATGATGACTCAATTATGGATGACCCACCGCCCCGACACCCTACAAGGAATGGTTGGGCTTGAGCAATTGAAGGACGATGTGCCTTCATGGGTAGTCCATTCACAGAACAAGCATCAATTAAGGTGTGGGGGAGTCATATTCTATGGGAAACCGGGCACTGGTAAGACCAGTGGAGCAAGGGCTATTGCTAAGGATATGCTCGGATCTGGTTTCGATAACAATTTCCATGAGTTCAACGCCTCCGACGAGAGAGGCATACAGTTCGTAAGAACCCGCCTCAAGCCTTTGGCTGAACAGAAGGCAGTAGGCCACGATTTCAAAGTGATAGTGCTGGATGAAGCCGACGGACTCACCAAGGACGCTCAAGACGCCATGCGCCAATTGATCGAACAGACTGGTTCACATGTCCTTTGGATTCTCACATGCAACCGTATTGGTCGCATTATACCTGCTCTCCGTTCAAGACTACCAGCATACTCATTCAGCCCTCTTGGGGATGATGACGCCGTTGGTTTCATTGTCCGTATAATAGAGGAAGAAGGATTTCCTACACAGTGGAGTGAGAATGTCCAGCAGTTCGTCGCAAAATACAAAGGCGATATGCGTGCTTGTTTGAAGGCTATGCAAACATGCAATCCCGAAGACCCCGACGCACTACTTCGTCTCATAGCCGTTGATATGTCGCCTATTTTCGCACTTTATACGGATATGCTTACTACCGAGGCGACAATTACCGTTGCCTCCGAACTCATCAATACTCTCGGCATAAACCGTGACGAGTGCATAGAAGGATTGCATGAAGCCATCCTTCAAAATTACAAAGACAATGAGATAACTTACTTGGTTGCATGTAAGCATCTCATGATCCTCGGACAGTGGGCGGCAAGAAGCCCCGACTGGACAGCGAGCGATCTCCTATTCCTCCATGCTATGATTGGGGATTATGAACAAAGAGGGTGAAATATATGAGCGAAAGACAAATTGGAAATGATTGCATAAGCGAAGCGGCTAAAATACTTGGAATAGGGGTAGAAGAGGCATTAGCCTCTTTTGGTGCGTGGATGAACGAAACCTTCACCGACATGTGGGAACTGGCTGGTAATTCAGCACAGGGCTTGGATGCTGATGATTTTAACGACTTTGCTGACATGTATGTATGTGCTAATCGCCCAAGTGGCGGTGGCGGCGGCGGATCTGGCGAAGAGTGGGTTGGTATGTTCATCGGCTTCGACCGACGCTTTGACTTGATGAAGCGCAAGCGTGAGTCGGCTATCGACTTCGCTACTTCCGACCTTACAGGTGCTATCAAAAACGGATTCAATTACAACGGTAACAAAGTCGGTATTGGCCGTGCTTACACCTCCGAAGGCGTATGGCGAGCCGAACACGGTAGTGGGACATTTGTGTCAAAGGACACATCCGACTCATCACCCGACTGGGTTATTCCTCTCAACGAGAAACTATCGATCTGTATGCTCAAGGGTGACAACACTCCACAGCGTGCTACCGCTATGAAGTCTCTTTGGGCTTTCCACGGCAACGCCAAGGACAAGTTCCTTGACGAAGGCCCGATTATGATTACTGTTGAAGGTGCTTTTGAAGGTGCTACACACGACTGGAACCTTTGGCAACCAATTTCCATCAAAGGAAAGTTCGATGCAGAAGGCTACAACGGTGCTGGCCCTACTCTATCGGTGAGCAACACAAAGTCCACCTATGGTCTTGACTGGGTTCCCGAAGGTAAGAAGCGAGACACATGTGTTGGCCTGTTCAATCCCGAACAATACCTCACTACTACTGGTGACTGTGCTGTTAATTTGAAGGATTTGCTCTCTCACCATCTCGACAACCGCCGTGAGTCATACACTGACCGCAACGGTATTCAACGCTATGATGGCCCTATGGTCTGTATTGTTGGTGGTGTCATGGACATTAACCATGAAGGCCGTGAGTCCCAGTGGGACACCACAGGCCGTGACTACTGGCTATCCATCAGCACACAGGTTCTTCGCCGTGAAGATCCAAATGCTCGCATTGGTATTGGCGTTGCCGGACAAGTGAAGGAGGCTCATAATGCTCTCTCCGTTCTCAAGGGCGGCGAATGGCTACCATACGCAAAGGGTTCCCGTGTTTGGGTCGTCGGTCGAACCGAGTCCTATACCAACCAAGACGGCGATGAAGTCGTCAAGGTTCAAGCACACGGTATCTATGCAGTTCCACACAAGTCTATTCCAGCACGCAAGCCGAGCGAGTCAAGTAACGATCTTGGCAACCTCAATGGCTTCGGTGTCGGAGGTGATGAATGATGGCAGGAACAGGATTTTTGGACGGCTTTAAGGAAAAGAAAGGAAACTACGAACCACCAACCAAGACGGCTGGATCGAAGAAGGCGGCGGCGGCACCACGCCCTGCCACGAAAGAGGAAAGAGAACAATTCATTCCTCCCGACACCCCCTCCGTTGAACACGAACAATCGCTCGACGAGGAACCACCTGTCGATGAGCCTTCTCCTTCACCACCAAAGGTGAAGAGTAAGCCAAACAACAACAAGGTGAATCGTGCCCATACGGAGAGTCACCTATCACGGGTCAATCCAACAATCGCTACCATGATTGCTAATGCTCGCCAACCGATGAATACCCCACAGGCATTCGTCATGTGCGGAATCGCTGGACATCCAAAGACAGGAAAGACTGGTATGGTGCTTGACAGCCTCACCCCACAAGAAGTGAAAGCCGGTGCCGAGATTTGGCACATTGATTTCGATCTTGGTGGAGAGACAACAAAGGCGGCTCACCATTCGGATAAGGCCGAAAACATGGTTATCCTCAACCCTTGGGTCTTCAATTACGGTGAGAGTCGTGTTCCTTATGACTTCCCTGCTACATTCCAACAGACCATTGATATTCTCAAAACTGCTAAATCCCAAATGGAAGCACAGGCTGAATACTTCGCTGAACATGGCAAAATGCCTAAACCATACCTAAAGACTGTGGTGTTCGATGGAGCAGACCATTGGCTACATATCACTGAAACCTGTATGAAGGTAGATGACTTGGATCTGGGTGTCGATGGTATCGCTGTTTCCGGTAAGAAGACAACCACGCAAATTGGTCGCTTCAATTGGAACATCCGTGCTACTCGCTATCAAACTGCTATGGTTGCCATGCGTGAACTATGTCGTGGTGGAGTCCACTGCTACATCATTACTCACATGAAACCGGGTTATGACAAGAACGGAAACGAACTTGCAGGACAGGACACACCGAAGTGGCTTAAGGACACCGAAGGACACCTTCAACAAGTTATCTATACTGAACTCGAAGAGGAACGCAACGAGAGTGGCGAAATGACGGGCGTTGTCCGTGGCTACGCTGTCATCGTTGCAGATCGAACTTCTCTCCAATCGTCGGGTCGTGTTATGCTCTTTGAGCGAAACGACGACGGTGGCGTTTGGCACGGATGGCCGGGTATTAAAGAAGGCGACTTCACAGTGACAGGAGGCGATGAATGATGGTGCAAATGACGATTAACTATACCATAGGTGGTAAGGAAACCAAGACGGTGACAGGCGAGTGGGTTATTGCCACTGGCCCGTTCTCATCCTTTTGGGTAGTCAAGAACGACGAAGGTATTTTCTCCGTGAGCGAACACACGGTTATTACTATCCTTTGCGACGAATTACCCGACGCTATCATGATCCCTGTTGAAGACGCATTGAATCATATTACTATGCAAAAGGAAATGATGGTGAACCAATTGACCCAACAGTATTCAAGTGAACTAAACCCTTCAAGGAGGGATTACTCTTGAGTGGGTTCCGTATGCTTCAACACAACCTGCTCGGTTTCCTCAAGGCTTTCGACGGCATGGACGATTTAGTCGTCACTGTCACGGAAGAGGGTCTTGTTGCGGCAGGAACGCTTGAGAAGGCTTACTTCATCACACGGTGGACAAACTACCGTGAGGGCGAAGAATGCCTCGTAGAAGGCGAAATACCACTGGGACAATTGAAGACCTTTACATCCCTCATCAGCGAATGCGGTGCAGGAAACGAAGAAGTGGAATTACAGGTAAGTGAGGATAACATGATCCAAGTCATTGGTTCTAATGCAAAGTTCTCTATGCCAACAGTGAACACTGCTTCATCACAGGCTGGTGTTTCGGCTGTTGTAGCCATGATTGAGGAAAGTGAAGCATCCGATTGGATGGCTTTTGGTTCGGCTAATTTTGGTTTTCATATGGCCTTCGATTCATCGGAGTTCCAGCAATTACGCAATACAGGTAAGGCCATCCAAAGCGGTGCGCTCTATTGCCTTGAAGCGAATGTCGCTGGTTTGACACTAAGTGTCAAGCGTGATCAAATACGCATGGAATCTACACTTGAACCCCAAGAGAGCAGTGTCGCTGATGAAGACGACATTACTCTAAATTGGTTTGGAAAGTGGCTTATGGATGCTCTCAAGGCTATGCCGGGAAATGGGACAATCCACTTGCACGGAGGCAACGACAGCCCCCTGCTAATACGCCACGAATCACCCGATGGTGATTTTGGAACGCACACAGTTATTGCACCCCGGCAAGAAGAAGCCGAGGGTTCTCAATGATTATTGCCACTTACGAAACAGACGAACAGGAATGTCCATCGATCTACCTTCGCTACCGTGATGAAGACGGGAATGTGATGGAGAACTATGTGTCGGATTACCGACCTTACTTCTATGTCGCCGCCGACAGTGACATGTCACGAATTACGGAAATGTTCGATGAACGCTTCCGTGGATGGTATGCTGGTGAGAAGACCAGTATATCTCTCCCGACCGAGGAATTACCCGAAGGCCGTGAACTACTTTCTATTGTTGCTCCATCACCCAGTTCTGTGAAAGGTATGCGTGACCTTTGCGACGAAACATGGGAGGCTGACATTCACTTTCCCGACCGCTTTGCTATTGACAATATCAATCCAAAGGACATGCCCGACTGGTTTCCGAACATGGTTCGGGCTGGTGGCTTTGACCTTGAATGGAATGAAGAGGGTGAACTCACCGCTATGGGCTTCACCACAGACGGTGAGGTAGTTCGACAGTGGTCTTGGCACCCGACACATGAAGGATTAGGTGCATTTCGTTCCGAGAGGGAGATGCTATTGTCATTTGCCGATGCGTTCAAAACGCTGGATCCCGACCTCATTACTACATGGTCGGGCAACCGTGCCGACTGGCCGAAAATGTATGAACGCTACAAGCACCACTACATTGGCTTCGATTGGATGTCGCCTCTTAGTGATGTCAGCAGTTCGCCGCCAATGACCCACCTCCCACGAAGTGGGGTTTATGAGGATGGTTCTCAAGTAATACCGGGTCGAATGACTGTTGATTTGGCAGACAGGAACCACGGCTTTGAGCGTGTGTGGAGAGACAGTGGCAACGGCCAATTGTCCGACCGCCGACTTGGTGCTGTTGGAAAGGTAGCATTCCCCGATAGTCCCGAACTGTGGAAAATAGACACTAATGGGATTACTCACCACGATCTATGGTTGAATCACTTCGATGACTTCTTGAAATACCATAGAGCCGATGTTATACTCACTGATCGACTCGACAGGGAATACCATGTCACCCGATTCTTCATGGCTTTACAGCGTGTGTGTGGGGTTTCATTTGGTTCCGTGTTCACCGTAAGTCGGTTCGCAAGGGGCTTACTACGCCGTAGGGCTTCGTGGGCTTCGCCAACAGGATTATACAACAAAGGAAAAGGAGATTCATACGGTGGTGGTTTCGTGGCCGAGCCAAAGACTGGCCGCCATAACAATGTAGCCGTCTTCGATTACCGTGCCATGTATGCTGAAATCCAGCGTGCTGACAATATCAGTCCCGAAATGCTTCGTCACGAAGCGGGAGAGAATATCCGTGCTGTTGGCAACGGGACATTTTGGAGTCAAGAGAGCATAGGGGTATTGCCACAATTGCAGATGGATCTTGCTGATGCTCGCAACGCCGCTAAGGCCGAGATGAAGAAGCACGAAGCAGGAACTTCGGAACATGCTGGCTTCAACACACTACAATTAGCATTCAAGAGAGCCGCCGCATCGGTCTATGGCCTCATGGGACACACAGGTCATGGTGAAGCACACAGAACCGTTGCCGCCACTATCACCTATGTCGGGCGTTCATTGGTTTCACGACTCATGGATGTGTGCGAAGAGATGGGCTACGAGCCACTCGCAGGACACACCGACAGTGCATACATAGGAATTGGCGATGACGACGGTGAAGAGATTGCCGACGCTTTGACACGAAAGATACAGAAGGAGTTCGACTCCGAGCGTTTCGTCGTTGAATATGAGAAACTGATGTCGTCATGGGTTGCCGCCAAAAAGAACAGAAACTTTGGCTGGGTCACTTGGCCGAGAGAAGCACTCCACTGCACTGGCTTTGAGATGAAGAAGTCAAATGCCGCATGGCTCACTAAACACATTCAAGAAACAGCCTTTGAATCACTATGTCGTGAAAATGCCACGGAGGAAGACATAAGGGACATGATGAATAATTGGATAAGGGCTGTGCGAACTTTAGTGAAGCGAGAGTCTCTTGTTATGAGATCTAGGCTCGGTAAGAAGGCCGAATCATATGGACAACAAGGTGGGTTTCAAGGAGCCGCTAAAGACTACAACCGCCGCAACCCCGACAACCGCTTTGAGAAGGGTGATGGTGTCCCCCATGTCTATACTACAAGAGGGATCGAGGCGTTCCGAACAGATGAAGAACTCGAAGCCCTTGACATTGATTACACAACGGTTATACAGAAACAGATAATCGCTCCGGTCAGTCTCATTTTCGAGGCTATGGGCTGGCGAGAACTGACAGCCGACGGGGCAACCCCCCAAGAGTGGTGGTAAAATATGGAAGAAAAAGAAGACATAGCGATGGTATCATTTAGTGGCGGAAAAGACTCAACAGCCATGCTGTTGAAAATGCTTGAGATGGACGATCCAGTGAACTATCCGGTGCATCGCATCGTGTTCGCTGACACTGGTTTTGAGTTCCCCGAACTTTACGAATACATCAAGCATGTGGAGAAATACATTCAAGAGAAATACCCCGAAAGAGGGCTACATATCGAGCATGTGTTCTCAAAGAAGTCATGGAACGATTGGTTCTATGGAAAGGTGACGAGAGGAAAGAACGAGGGTAATGTGCGAGGGGCACCTCTAATTGTCTATCCTTGCTACTGGGCAAGAGAAGCAAAATTATACCCCCTCCAAAGGGCTACAAAGGAATGCAACATCAAGTATGTTGGTATCGCCATTGATGAGAAACGCCGTGTGTCGAAGACCGCAAAGGAGGATGGCATACGCTATCCCCTTATCGAATGGGGCTGGACAGAAGAAGACGCTTTCAAATATCTTGACGCCCTTGAGATGGTGAACCCTCTCTATGTCAATTTCCAGCGTTTGGGCTGTTTTCACTGTCCCAAGCAACCTGTCGGTTCGTGGCATATCCTGTGGAAAAAATACCCGGATCTATGGGCGCAAGCAAAGGAATGGGATGAAGAGAGTCGCCGTGTTTCAAATCCAGTTCATGGTTTCAATCAATACGACAGTCTTGCTGAAATGGAAGAGAAGTTCAAAGGCGGCTTTGTTCCAAAGGGCCGAAGGCCGTTTGAATGCAATTCCTGTGACGCTGTGAGTATCTATCACGACGACCAACAAGGCATCATTGAGATGTGGGGCGAAGAAGGCGAACTACATGCCGACGACGCTATGTCCTGTGAAATTAACGACCCCGGAAATGAAAAAGTCCTTGAAACCTTTCAATGGGTGAAGGCCGAAGAAGAACCAAAACCAAAGGAGTTATGGTAATGATAACCCATAAAGCACCTCGCCCATACCCTGTGGCAAACCATGAGGATTTGTTCTCTTGCTACGATTGGCACCCCGGTATGCCCGACAATATCATTCTCCGTATGACTAAATCGTCACTGGGAGAATCTACCTTTTGCTCTCAACAATACGCAATCAAGCGGATTATAGGCATGAAGGAGCCACAGAACGACAACATGCTACGAGGAACCAATGTCCACGACGCCGTTGAAGGCTTCTATCAAAGGGTGGACATCGAGAAGGCTACTGAATCGGAGGATCTAGATGGCTATTTCCGTGAATGTTTCCCTTCTTCATCGGAAATCCGTTCGGGGCAGGATTCTTTCTATTTGGATGAAGACTTGCATATTGACCGCTACCGTGTGAAGGAGGTAGAGCGATTCAACAACAGCCAACCCGACAATTTCTTGCCGACTGGTAATGAAAAGGAGGTGGACACTGTTGTCGAAATAACCGTTGATGGTGTGGCACAGCGCATCCACTTTGTTGGGTTCATTGACCGAATATATAGCAACCCCGACGGCTCTCTTCACATACACGAACTCAAGACAGGGGCTTGGAAAGAGTCCCCATACAAATACGAGGCTATGCGTAAGGAAATGGCATTCTATGTGTGGTTGTTGCGAAAGGCCGAGCCTTTGACACCAATTACCCACTGGGGTTGGGATCACACGAAAGGGGTGAAGGACACCGACACAGAAAACGCTGAAATGTTCCGCTTAGTGGAGGCAGTTCGTGTCAAAGAACTGGGCTTGATGATGGTTGATATGCAAAACCTCGTCCGTATGCACAAGAAATACAAGGGTGATGGGGAAATCAGTATGTTTCCTCTTATCCCTCCCTTCCGCCAATACTCGATATGCGACCCGTGGTGCGCTGTCAAAGAGTTCTGTCCACGCTATCAAACACATTTGGAGTGACTATTATGACGCACATGTTCCGACATTTCCCCCGTGAAGTGGATATGCGTAAGCGTAAGGTAGTGCATAACATGGAGGAACTCCAACGCTATGTAGCCGCCACCAACGGTGCCGATGACCTCACCACCACCGTCTATGGGTTCCGTCAATTGAAGACGAAAGGGAACCGTGGTGAATACAATACTGCTGTGATCCCTCATTTCGTCATCGACATGGACTATGAACGAGCCATGAAAGAAGGTGTTTCATATGCCCAAGCGGGAGATAGGTGCTTCACAGAAGTCTCTACACTGCACCAGCACCTTGTGGCGAACGGCTGGCGACACGCCATGTGGTTCACCGGAGGCGGTGTCCATATTTGGGTGAGCCTCGACAAAACATACTCACCTACTTCTGTTGAACTCGGTGACTTCTTACTCACTGGTCGCAAAATGATTGACTCATGGGTCAAGAAGTGGGACTTATCCACACTTGATCCAGTGGTTTCATTCCGACCCGACCGTCACATTCGCATTCCTAATACATACAATTTCAAGCGTGGGCTGTGGGGTATGCCACTAACGACGGAGGACATTGATAATGGGTGGGCATCAGTCATAGCAAAGGCCGATGAACCGCACGGTGGTATGGTTCCATACGGCGAACAAGGTATGGAAATCAAAACAAAGAAGCGTGACCCAGCCGCCCCATTTGAGGCAGATCCTGTCGATGTGGACATGAAAAAGGTCGGGAACATCACCGTCCTCCCATGCTTGGCGTCAGCCGCCTGTGAGAAGGGTAGCAACCCAACGCACGAAGCGAGAGTGTATCTCGCCATGTATTTGGGCGACAGACTCCGTTCATTCGCCCGACCCCCTCGTTCGTCACCAGTCACCAACCGTAGCATAAAAGAGACAATAGTCGCTTTCATCGAGGATCTTCAATGGTCGGACTACAAAGCCGACATCACAAAATCATACATCAGCCACAATGTGGACAAATACTACAAGACACCTTCGTGTAAAACCCTGCTTGAAAAAGGGTATTGCATCGGGCGTTGTCCCTTCTATGATAGGAGTGGTGGAATATGATTTTCTCAATTGAGAAATTGATTATTCAATTGATAAAACCCAAAAAGCATTCCAATTGGAAAATGAAAACCGGAGATGAAAAACAATGAGATTAACAGCAAGAATATGTGTAGATAGAAAGTGCCACAATTTAGCACGAAGTGGCTTCCGAAAATGTGTCCGATGTATGGTTGGACAAACCCCCGACAAACGAGGTGAAGAGGAATGAAGTGCTGGCACTGTAATGAAGAACTCATTTGGGGAGGCGACGATTCTTTCGAGGACTGGGGCTTAGATGGCGAGGGCATTGTTTCTAATTTCGTTTGTAGTAATGAAAAGTGTGAGGTTACTGTATTTGTCCACTTACCATTGGAACCGATCCGAATAAAATGTAAAAAACCATTAGTCCATAAACCTCAATTTGAGGGTAAAATACACTGCAAACGGTGTGAAGCGGAACAAACGGAGATGATTGAATGAGCGAAGACATAGAAAAAATACGAGCCAAAAAAGTGGCAGAAATGCAAGCGAAAATAAAGAATATGGAAAAGGATGTAGACGAAGTTCGTGCCATGCAGAACCAATTTACTTGGGCTGATTTCGATATTGACGAACCCGACTGGGGATTTCGTGTGAGCGAAGAAATGGAGGGTGCCTTTGAGGTATGCCAACAAGGCCAAATAGTGGCGATGACCGCCGACCCAAAATGGGCACTGCTCGTTACCGACCTTCTCAACCGGGCAAGACTGGAAGAACTCATTATGACAAAGAAAAACACAAGTGCCGAGGATGCACAAGGGGAGTGAAGTTAGTGCATCCTAATCACTCACTTTGTCATGCTTGTTTTATGAGTCTCCGAAAGACATATCCCGAAATTATGAAGGTGGAATAGATGGTTGAAAAAATCCTCTATATCGACAATCGGGAACGATCTGGTCTTGAAGCGGCTGTTAAAGAGAAGGCTGATAAGGCCGGTATCAAGTGGGAAGTGAACCAAAATCTCATCACAGACTACTGCTACGGTCAATTGGGCATAGAAGCCAAGACCATTGATGACTACATGCAATCCCTCCAAAGCGGGCACCTTGCCCACCAATTGGAAAACATGGACGAGAACTACAACCGTAACATCCTCGTCATTCATGGCAAACTGGACGCCTATGTGGCTCGTTTGAAGCGAAGAGGCAACAGAACCCCCTTCGCTCGCATACAGGCCCAATTCTTAGGTTCCTTGGCTCGCCTTGATGTGGATTTTGATTTGACAGTTATGCAATTCCCTACACCCTCCGCCGCCGCCTACTGGATCGTGAAGAGATGTGAGAAGGATGGCACGCTGGGTAGTATCAGCACATATCGCACACTGCGCCGCACATCGAGCGAAGACATGCGTATTGATGCTCTTAGGGGTTTAGGATGTAGTGAGGCAATCGCCAAGCGTTTGCTAAAGTCATTCGGCTCTATTACTGAAATTGCTGGCGCAAGTGCAAACGAACTTATGAAACTTGAAGGGATCGGAAAAGTGCGTGCTAAGGGCATCGTAGAGGCATTAAATAGTGAGTCCCCTGTGGTGAAAGAGAGAATTAAAATCACCAATGCCTAAGTGTTGATATAGGGGATAGCGATAGGCACAATTCCAACGGAGAGAGAACCATGACAGTATCAATAAACAGCGACATGAACAACTTAATGGCGCAACAAAGGCAGTGGGACGACTATATGGTCGTGAATAGCGACCATGAAGGTTCACAATTCATTCGTGGTTATATTGAACGGTTCAATACCGTTTCTTTCTTCAATGAATATGCTGGTCTGTTGTCGTTCTTTTTCGTCATGGGTCAGTTATGTGCCCCGTTCATGCGAATACCTATTCACGGCACTTACATCGACTGTCGGGTTCACACATACTGGATCCAACAATCAAGGACTGGAAAGTCAATCGCATGGGAGTTCACCGACCGCTTGCTTGAGGCATGTAATGTCGAGAGCGACACCTTCACTGCTGGTTCGGATGCTAAACTCATCGGAACAGTCCTGTCCGAGCCTGTAATGGACGACAACGGGCGTCCAACGGGTGAAACCAACCACATAACCGTTCCCGGCCTTCTAAACGGCTACAAGACGCTTCTCTTTGACGAGGCGTCAATACTACTCAATGACTCAAAGTCACACTTCTCCGACAAAATCCTATACCTCCAACAAGCGATGGCACCACTCGGCTCACGAACCAATGTCCTCGTTAAGCACCTTGTAGGAGGCGATGTAAGGACTCCATCGGGTGTTTCCCTATGGATGACTACCTATCCTCCTAAAGACATCATGGCGCATGTCTTAGACAAGGGTTTCTTCCAGCGTGTATTCTTATTCCAAAACGACATTACGGCGGAACAACGCCAAACCACCAGCGAACACCGTGTTGCAGGGGCGTATGTGCAAACAAATGAAAATATCATGGATTACGACATTCTCGCTGAATACATAACAGGCTGTGTCGATGTGATGAAGAACCGACTCTTTGACGCTATGGGCATTACATGGGAAACCGTTGAAATCCGTAACGCCGAAGGGGAGATAGAGGAACGCCGTATAGAGCGTGACGAAGTGTGGAACCGTATTCCCGAAGGGGAGAGGGAACAAGCCGCTATGCGCCACGCACACGACATTTTCACGGTATCAGCAGGGTATCATCCTGCCATCCTTAACGCCGTTGATGACTACTACGGGCTGGTGAACAACATAGCCAGTGAAGCGGTGCGTGAAACAGCCCTGTCGTTCCTACCCAACATTGAGAACTACACTATGATTTTCTCAAACCTAATCGCTGTTCTCATGCAGGAAACAGAAATCACCGAGGATCATGTGATGATGGCAAGCGAAATCATTTTCGACAATCTCCATAACCTCACCATTTGGCTTGAACAGAAGGAATCTGTCAAGGATAAGAAAAAGGTCACAGCCGAGCGTGCTTCGTGGTCTAAGGCACAGACCATGTGCAAGCGATATACCAGCGAGAAGGACGGTATTGAGCGTGTTATGCAATCCGAACTACTCAAGGTATATGCCGCCCAGCAATCGGTGGCTGACATCACAGCCCAACGACGCTTCAATGCCTTGACAAAGGGCGGTTCGGTGGAAATCGTCAAGCAAGGAAAGGGCGGTAGGAATTATGTTTCCTTCTCATGGGGTGGCTAATATGAAAGGCGTTGCTGTGATGTTCGACACGAACTTTGAGGAAGGCTGGCGTAGTGACATGGACATCATACTGATTGCCACATGGGATGGAAAGAAACCCAT